GAGTTTGCGATATCCTGCGCCGGTATCGTAGACGATGCCACCAAGCGCATAGGATACGTTGCCACCGGACAAAGACAGGTCTACGCGGCCTGTTGACGGGGTATTGTAGACTGCGCCGGACGCGGAGCCATCGTAAATATTGGTCGCGTAAATGGTGCCACCGCTGATCGCGTTGGTGATCCACTCAGACGTGCCCTCGATGCTGTATGGCGTCTGCACCGCGTCCCAGTTGGTATTGACGATGTTCGAGACATACACCGCTCCGCTCACGACGCGGATACCGTAACGATACCCGTTGACGATGAAGCTTGTGAACATCAGCCCGTCTACACGGGGATACGCGCCGGAACCCACGTCGATATGCATAAACTCGCCACTGGTCGCGGTGTAGCGGCCAAGGTTCGCTGGGCCATAGATCGCGTCGTTATCGTATGCACCCGCGCCGAAATAGGCCCGAGGCCCAATCGCCAGAACGTCAGCGGCCCCATTGGCGTAGCTGAAGCAATAGAGGACACAGTAGGCTCGAATGTTGTCGATCGCCACGCGGCCCATGCCCGAGCCGGAGACGTTCGTGACCTCTGCGAAAATTCTCGGGTTCACAAACCGCGAGTCATGGATTGTCACGTTAACCCAGGTCGATCCGGTGAACAGCGCGGGATACGCGACAGGCGCGACGGCGGAACTATCCTGTTCCGGGTAGTAGACGGACAGCCCCTTCCAATCCACGCCTTGCATACCGGAGAAAGACGCTGTGGACTGATTGGAAATCAGCAGCCACGAGCCTTTCTGCGTATAGGGCCAGTTGTAGCCAACCTCGCCGTCCCCCTCGACCGCAATGTTGGTGAGCGGGATTGCTGACGATGCTGTTGCCAGCCAATAGCCGCCGGCAGGAAAGACCAGCTTTTTCCCGGTTGCAACTGCCTTAGCAAACGCGGCCGTCACGGCAGCGGTGTCGTCAGTCCCGTAGACAAACCGGCCCGCCACCGGATAGCCGGATGTCGTGAATGTCGCGCCCGTGCCGCCGCCGCCGGTCGTGGCCGCCGCGCTTGACGGGGCCACGCTGCACACACCCGGCGTGACCATACCCAGCACCGCCGTCACGACGTTCCCAGCGACCGTGACGCTCACCTGCGGCTGCGTGGTGCAGGTCCCGCCCGTGATCGTCAGCGTCTGTGTGCCATTCGTATACCCTGAGCCAGCCGAGGCGATCGTGACGGGAGCGGCCGGCGCACTGTAGATGCCACTTTGCGGCGATGCCACCACAGCTGCGTTGGAGACATTCATGCTCGTTGAGGAAACATAGCTGACGAGCGTTCCTGTCTGCGGCACATTCGCCGCTCCGGTGCCCTGCAAATAGTAACGTTTCCCGGCGTCCGCCGCGGTAAACGCGGCGCTGCCACACGTCAGAAGAGTGCTTCCTGCCGCGATGGTGCAGCTAGACACTCCTACCGTATCACCCTTGGCCCCAGGTGCGCCGCCCCAGCCGTATTTGACGTTGATGACGTCAGCCTCGATCGTGGCCAGTGTCCGAGATGCTGTTGCTCCCGTCGGGGTGACCCGCCCCTCGGTGACGTTCGGGCTTTGGGCTACAGCGACGGAAACCGCCAGCAAGGCCGAAGAAAATAGAAGAAAAGCGCGGAACATCATGTCGACCTCACCACCAAGAAACCGCCGTTTGAGTAGATTTCACCAAGCTCCACGCCGCCGGCGGCCGCTGCCGCGTCGTCATCATACGTGGTTGATAGGTGCAGAGTTGTCCGAATGACCCCCCCGATCACCAACGCCCCGCCGCCTGGCTGCAATGCCAGCGTGTCCAACTGTGTCCATGTGTGGTTGACGGTCAAGGGTACCGCCTCCACGCCCGCCCGGATGCCCAGCAGGATGGCAGATCCGGACGTGCTATCGGCGCACCTGACGTTGCGGATCTTCGCGGTGATCGTGCTGGTGTTCTCGATCCGCAGCCATACCGTGGTGCCCGCCGAATAGAACGTCTGTTCTTCCGGGACAAAGGGATAGTCCTCATCATTGTCTGGCGCCTCGGCCTCGACATACACGTCCAGCAGGTCGGATGCGCCGCGCGTGGTTCCGAGCATGATCCTATAGTTGCCGGCCGCGACCAGGTACAGCACGCCATCAGTGGCAGCCGGCCATGCGAATGTCTGATCCAGAGAGGCCGCGTTCGTGCCATCACCCGTCAGGTTCGCGCTGTTCGGGCTAGTCTGGCGGACCACCGTGCCGGTGCCGCCGTTCAAGGTGTACTGCCAGGAATTGACGATAGTGTCTTCGACCGTCGGCAGGGCGGCAGCGAAGTTGAAGTTGCCGATCACATTCACGGAAGCCGTGGGCGCGGTCGTGAAGGCGTTGGTGGTCAGGACATGCGTGGTCTCATCATACGCCGTGATCAGTTGCTTCTCGCCCGCGCAGACGCCCGTGTAGTACGCGAGATACCGGCCGACATAGTAATCCGCGATCGTCGCCGTCAGCTCCGTCGGGTGGCTGGTAGTCGTCGCCGTGTCGGTGACAGGAAACTCGACCTTAGCCGACGAATTATAGCGCAGCCGGACCTCAATGGGATTGGATGGGGCTGCGCCATTGGTCCGCGGCGGGTTCAAAACCTTAACCGCCCGGAACTCGTTGGTCGCATAGTTTGGCGAGTAGAATTGGTAGGTCCCACCATAATCATCATCGCCGACGCTGTTGTTGCGGATATCGACGGCGGGATCGCCGTTCACCAAGTTTCCGCCGAGCGTCATGATCGTGCCGGAAGGGCTGCCACGATATCCGACAGCATCAATCTCCAGACCGGTGGCCGAGGGCGTCAGGTAGCCATTGCCTAGGCGCAGGCGGCCCGAACTGACTGTGCCATGCGCGCCGCCGGAAATGTCGCCGCCGACCCACTTGATCGCTCGGCCTGAGAAATTGACGTCCTGGATGTCGATGCCGTTGCGGGCCTGCGGCACGGGGGCGGCATGTGATGCCTTGAAGCCCAGCAGCGTGCCGTTGAGCGGATCGATGCCACCCCAGCCTGTCTCACCGATCCCGAACACCGTGCGCCACGAATGCGACGTCTTGCCGCCGGCTCCGGTCGTGTAGGCGGTGTAGACCTCGGCCGGTGCCGCGCCGGCTGTCAAGGGCGTGTTCAAAGCCCACCCGAACGCGTTACGGACCGACGTGCCGGCCTGCCAGAACAGGGACCCCTCATAAAGCCGGCTGTTCGTCAGGTTGGTCGATCCCGTGACGTGCGAGACCATGCCGTAATCGAGGAAGTTGGACCCGCGCGCCCGGCCGTATTCCGGCGCAGTTCCGCCCCGATTGTACTTTGCGAAGATGGTCGACCATGTGACATTGACCGCCGGCGTAACCCTACCATTATCGGGTCCTTCCAGCGATTCGATCGGTGCATTGTCCTCCGACCAAGTGGTCCGCAACATCGTCCTGGATCCGCCCCAGGAGTCGGCCACGGCGCCGCCGGCAACGCCGGACCGCTGGATGATTTCCAGAGCATTGACGGACGGCCCCTGGTTCGCCGCGGCGACGGGGGAAGCACGATCCTGCAGGATCGCCATCTGCATGATGTTCCGCTTGCCGGGCGGGGCGCTGGCGCCATCCACGCGCGGCAGCGTCATCGACACCGCGAAGGGTGACGTCCCGGCGGAGAACGTATCCTCCATAGAATACGCGCCGGCCGTGACCCAGAGATTTGTGATCCTGGCAGTTGTCGACGCGACGAACTGGCCAGCAACAGTCAGACCACCGGTAATGGTGCCGCCGGCGATCGGGAGGTAGTCCGTCCCATCGAAGGCCTCGACGGTCAGCAGCCACGTCCCAGCCGCCAGGTCATCCGCCCAATCCTCGGATGTATGTGTCGTTGTGCAGATATACTGGTTGCCGGTGTTATTGCCCGCCGCGCCATCCAGGACCGTGTCACCGTAGAGGTAGACAACATCAGCCTCCCAATCCCCGCGGAACGATGCGCGCGTGCCCACGATGCCGGTGGTGTGCGTCGCCAGGTCCGAGCCCAGCACGGACATGACAACGGGGCCATCGACATAGATGGGCTGCTGCCACTTTCCGTCGTTGTCCAGGCTTTGGGGATTGGAGAGCGTCGAAGATCCAACCGGATCGGCATAGAGCGTCGCAAGCGTGGTCGTGACGGTCTGCGTGTCCTCATCGACGGTGTAAACCGCGACTTGCGCCGTCGAATAGATCGGGTTTGCGAGCGAGAAGTCCTGGAGGCTGAAACGCAACCCGGCCATGTGATGGTCCCTCAGAAATCGGTGTAAGTGACCCGCTTGCCCTGGGTCTGGTTCTCATGGGCGTCATAGGCCTCAAGCTCGGTACGCAGGTCTCGCGCCTCCTGCTTCATGTCCCGGACCTCATCGGCCGGCAGTTTGCGGACCGGGCCATTGCCGATCTGCGCGGCCAGCGCGGTCACCAGCCACAGGTTCCAGGTGCTGCGGATGCTATCGAGACGATCGTTGGCGGCGGCCGTGACCGAGTCCGGGGTATAGGACTGGAACAGCACGCGCACGCCATAGGTCACCAGGGCATCGGGTGCGGGCGAAATGTGCATCACCGGGTTCTGGTCCCGGGTGATGTAGCAGACATTCGGAGAGCCGGCCTGGTCCGCGCCGACGCCAGACCGATCGATGTCATCCCAGGTCCACGGCGAGACGTCCTGCGCCTGCGCGGACTGCGGGAAGTTGCGAAGCTCGAACTCCTGGCGGCGGACGATCGGGATCTCGTGAATATCCTGGCCGGTTGTCACGTTGTAGAGGATCACCCGGATGACGAACGCAATGCCGTTCGGCGCCTGCGTGGCGCCCACCGACGCCAGCAGGTCATAGGATGAACCCCCGGCGGTCAGGGTGAACGCGGCGGTTCCGGGCACCAGGGGCCACCAGCGTTGCCGGGCACTCTGATGCCCGATCAGCATGTCGAGCCAATAGCGCGCCTCCTCCACGTCGGCCGCGCGAGCGCCGGACGATCGGGTTGCCCTCTGTCCGATCTTTCCGAGCGCCCGGTCGACAATCTCTCCGACGGAAAGCAGGTGCGCCATGCGTTAGGTTCCGAACAGGCTGTCGACGGCGGCGCCCGTGATCTCCTCAAGCTCGCCGTCGCCGTCATCGCCGCCGCCGGACGCCGGCCGGCCGGCATCGCCTTCGGCCTCATAGGAGGCAAGCAGGAACTCGATCATCGCCTCGCGCTTGCTGCGGGTGGTGAACTTCGGCGCGTTCGGTCGGATCAGGCTGCGGTTGACCAGCGCCTCCTGGTTCAGCTCATTCAGGTCAGCGATGACCTGGTTCGGCTTGAGCATCGGCGGCAGATCGCGGGTCTTCACCTGGTCGGAGAGCGGCGCCAGGCGGGTATTGTCGGGCGCGAGGACCGTAAAGGCCGGATCGACCAGGAAGCGGCGCGCGTGTTCCTCGGGCATCGGGGTGTCGCGGTCGAAGAACAGCTTGTAGATGATCCCAGGCAGGATTTCGTGATCACGCCCGAGAACTTCGCCACCGATCACGGTGCGCGCGTTCATATCGCGGACGCGCCACAAGCCATTCGCCGCGGCATGCTCATGCGCCCGGTTCGGAACGGTGATGCTTGCGCTCATGCGTATATTCCCTCTTGGTTGGTGTGATGTCCCCCAGGCCTATCAGCCCGGGGGATGATCAGCAGGCGGACCTTACGCCGGGACGATCGGGCGCGAATACCCGATGTTGATGAAGCCGGCGGCGGTATCGGTGCCGGCCGTCAGCGTATAGGTCAGGCTGGTCGCGGTCGACGTGATGACGTGCTGACGCGGCACCAGGCCAGTGCCGGCATCCGCGGTCGCTGCCACCCGCAACAGCGCGCCGAGCGTCTCGGCGGAAGCCGCCAGGGTGGGAGTGACCACCACAGCCGTTGCCACCGAGAGGGTGACGGCAAAGCCGTCGGCATCGCCGCCGCTCTCGCTGCTCAGAAGGCCAACATCGATGGTCTCCGTCGCGTCGAGCGTCTTGGTATAGACCGAAAGGTTCAGCGGGTTGATCGCCATGCCAGCGGTGAAATCAAACCCGGTGTCGGTCTCGGCCGCGGCCGTCGTGTCCGCGATGTTGAACGGCACGATCAGCGTGTGGGTGACCGCGGTATTGTCCACGCTGATGGTGTTCATGCCGGGTTTCCACCCGCGGCGCTGGAAGGCGATGCCCTCGGCGGACATGCCGTAGATATCCACCTGCGGCTCCGCCGCCTGGCCGAACGTCGACGCGCCCATGACGGCGAACCGGAGCCGGCCGTTGGTGATCGAAATCGGGTTGGACAGGGCGGCATAGTCATTATCGGGATTGTAGAGCGTCGCCTTCGCCGTGCCGCCGGACGTTGTGATGTAGGCCTTACCGCCGCTCGCGCTCATCTTTTCACCGGTCATCATGTCCCGGATCTGGATGTCGTAATCGTTGTAGCTTGCCATGGGGTGACCCCTTTCCTCTGTGACGGCGCCAGGGCGCCGTCAGGATTGTTCAGATGGGATGACGGTTACGAACCGGCGCCGGCGTACGTGTAGAGCGAGATCACGCCGAAATCCTGTTTCGTATTGCTGTCCGTCGGGGACACGAACTGCGGCTTGATCGTCCCGAGGATCATGCCCACCCCGATGCCGGGCTGGTTCTTATAGTCGTTGATGTCCGACTCCTCGTAGGCGGGGTCGCCCAATTCCGCGATGCCCATGGCTTGCGCGCCCAGCAGCAGCGCCTGCGCGCCGTCCAGGGTGAAGCCCGATCCCCACTTGCTGCCGCTGGCCAAGCCGAGGGTGGTCGGCACGCGGTTGTGCTCATAGAGGATGACGCCGTCGACCACCGCCATGGCGTTGGTGAACAGCGGGTTTTGGGGCCCGCGGTTGCCAGCGCGTCCCACGTTGGTCTGATAGGTGCTGTCCGAGCGAAGGTCGCGGGCCTGCTCGGTCGACATGACCAGGGCATAGTGGTCCTTGCCGCCGGCACGGATGGGCTTCATCAGCTTCCGCTTTGCCATGGCCTGCGTCGCCACGATCAGGTTCCACGTCATCTTGTCGGAACTGGTCAGGGTGGCGGTGCTGGTGGCGCTGCCGGCGTACTTGATCCGGCCCGAGCTTGGCGCAACCACGTCGTTGGCGAACGTCAGTTGCGGCAGGGTCGTGCTGGAACGGGTGGAGCCGTCCAGGTTCTTGGTGAACGCGATGCCCGCGGCGGTGATGAACATCATCTCGTCGGTGATGCGCGCCGCCCAATAGCCGAGCTTGTCGCGGGCCTGCTCGCGAAAGCGGATGATGGTCCGCTGTTCGTCCATCTTGCCCTTGCGCTTCACGCCATGCCGGATCTGATCGATGCGGATGCGAATGGCATCCTGGTACATCGCCTCCTCATTCCCGGTCAGGATCTGGTCACCGGCGACGCCGTCTTCGACCAGGTCGGGAACAAGCTGCATGATGCACTCGTCGCCCGCATCGGTCCGCGTCAGTTCCTTGATGCGCTGCACGGGGGAATTGGTGCCGTCCCCCATGAAGCCGTTTTGCGGCCAGAAAGCCATTTCCCGGCCGGCCCGACGGATATCCATCGACCAGACCTTCTTCTGGGCCGAGGACAAAGCTCCGAACGCTGTGGTTGCCATGGTGTTACCCGCTAAGTGCTCGCGCCCGCACCGATGCGGGCAACGCGTCCCATTCTTCCTGGGACATTTTTGCGATTTGGTCGTCGGTCAGATCGCCCGATGGGGGCGCAGCGTGGCCGATACCGGTGGGGTTCGGGGGGTGACGCAATGCAAGATCGATCTTGCCGTTGCCCTGCGCGCGCGGCGGCTGCGGCGGCGACTGGTTGGCTGGCACGATCGCTTGGGGCGCCTGCCCCGTTGGGGGGGTAGCCGCGGCTCCGCCTGGCGCTTTCCCGATCCAGTCGGGATGCCATGTCGGGCCGAAGAAATTGCTCATCTGAGCGACCAGTTCACGCAGCCGCATCGTGCCGGCCGGGGACTGCTCAATCGGCGTGCCCAGGGCGTCCTGCTGCGCGAAGGCCATCTGTGCCAGGGTTTGCAGTTCCTGCTTTGGCAGGACTGCTACCCATGGATGGGCCTTGGCGAGCTCCGCCATGTGCTGCCGCATCACAAGCTCGTCCGCGACACCGACCTGGGCCGATGCCGGCGGACTAGCCTGTGACGCCATGCCGCGAAGCCGGTCAATTTCATTCCCGACTTCGATCTGGATGGCTGTCCATGCTTCCATGGTCAGCTCGCCTTCGTCGAACGACTTGGCTGCTCCAAGCAGTCGCGCTTGCTGCTCGGCAATCAGTTCCCTGGCGTTCTTCGCAGGCGAAGGTGCTGCATGCCCGGTTCCGCCATCGGCTGGAGCGTTGCCGCCCTGTGCGATGGCTTGCCGGGCATGCGCGACGCCCTTCCAGTAATTTGCCTCATCGCTGGCCTGCTTGAGTTCCGCGGCGGCTTGACGGGCCTGGGCAACAACCTGCTGGAACCGAACGAACGGCACGGCTGGTTGGGGAGAAGGCCCGCCGGCAGGAGGCGTGGCCTGGGTGCCCGCGGGTGTCCGAGGAGCGGCCGCGGGCGGGTTGCCCTGCTGCTGTTCCTCGGCTTCCGCGGCTGCCCGTGCCGCAATCAGGTCTGCCTGTGCGTCGCGGATCAAGTCGGGAACCAGCGACTCCTGCTGGCTGTCCTGCCCGGGATGATCAGTCCTGGTAGGAATGCCGGCCGGGATCCCCGGAACCTGACGGTCAGTGGTAAGAGACAACGACATGATTTCTCCCTAACGTGGTGAGATACGAGAAACGCCCGAAGCCCGGCGACGGCACCGTGATATCGTTCACGGCTGACGAACCAATGGCGCCGCCTCGCCCAGCGCGCGCTTGTGCGCCTGCGCCGGGGAGAACTGGTGCCGCTTCATGTGTTCTTGCCACCGGTCCCATGCGAGCGCCGCACGGCCGGCAAATTCGAGCGTCGGCCATAGGCGGATGCGCGCCCATGGTTCATCGACCTCCCAGGTGCATTGCAGGTCACCATCGCGATCGCGCCAGTAGGCGGACAGCGTGTGGTTGGACCACAGCACGATCCAGTGCCCGTCCATGTGCATGTCCCGGTTCAGCACCACCGCCAGGTCCATCATTCTGGCCAGGGGTTCCTCGGGGGGGGCCGGCGTGAAATCGCTGGTCCCGCGCATGAAGCCCGAACCATCCGCGTGCATCACGACGGCAAACCAGGGACCGGCGCACATTTCGTCCAGGTCCTCGCGCAGCGACGCGGTGACGGTGTCCCGCTCGACATTGTGCAGCCGCTGGCCGCAGTTGAATGCGAGGTAGGTTGAAGCCGGGTTCCGTTCCATCAGGCGCCGTCCTTCCTCGGGGCAGTTGGGGCCTGGGGGGGCATCTTCTCCGCCAGTTCCTTCATCTGCTTCTTGGTCCACTTGTGCGCGTCGTCTTCCTTTGTAAGCACACCTATGATGGTCGACACAAATAATCCGCCCATGGCCCAGACTTCCCGATCGGTGTCGGAAAGGACCACGCCGGAAATCGAGGCTCCGGCGTTGATGATGTGCAGCCAGGTCCCGCGCTCCTGCATGCGGTTCATCAGCGCCTGCATGGCGGGCGACCGGCGCATGGATCAGGGCCCCCCGATGACGCGGATCAGCGCGGTCAAGCATTCCTTGGGGGGCGTCGAGTAGCCGGTCATCAGGAACACGGACTCGGCAATGATGGCGGCGGATATGCCGAAGACGACAAGGCATGTCACGACCGGCCGCTTGTTTGCCACGGCTACCACCTGATCGCGCCAGCCCATTCCAGGAGCCACTCGCCCCATTCCAGGAAGAAGTCGCTGAAATTCGCCCCGATCGCGCCCGCCAGCCCTGTGATGAAGGCGATCCGCGCCTTGCGACATTCTTCTAGCCGCCACGCCCATCTGAGCCTCCGTCTGAGCGGAAAATTACCGCCAGTTTCACGAGTTTCGGGAGAGCGAGAGCCGACGCCGAGGTTGAACATACGCGTTCGCTCACGCTCATGGTGCATCACCACTCGCCATCTTGGTTCCGGACGGTGTCATCCTGGCATAGATCCACCATCGGCGCCAACAGCGGAGCCACCTGGACCACCGCCGGTTGCTTTGCTGCCAGGCGCATCCCCCGCTGGGATGCCCTGCGCGGCCATCGCCTCGCGCTCTGCCTTCATCATCGCCAGCAGCTCCTCCTTGCGTCCGAGCGACGACGCCTCGACGATGAACTCGTCCGGCATGGGCATGCCCGCGGCCTTCATCGTCATCAACTCGTTGAACTGGCCTTCCAGGAAGCTCTCCGACAGCGAGGTTTCATCGACCTTCACCGAATACTGTCCGAGCGTGACGTCGTTGACGATGCCCGCGGCCGTCCGCTGGTTGATCACCACCTGCGCGGGGGACCGACCCTTGCCGGTGACCCGGATGATGCGCTGCTCGGTATAGTACCCCTGGATCAGTTCCAGCTTCTTTGTGCCCATCATGCGCTTCGAGCGGCGGTAATTCGCCATGAAGCCTTCAAGCCCGATCACGCTCTGCTGCTGACGCGCCTTGATCGCGCGCCCCGAGTCATTCGACCGCTCGGACTGGCCCAGCAGCGCGGGGTTGATGCCGGCGACCTCCTTGATATCGCCGGTCGCCTCCTTCTCAAGCTCGGCAATCGATACCGGTGTCTGCTGCGGCGTGATCTGCTTGGGCTCGGATAGCGTCGTGCCGTTCGGGCCGAGCGTCTTGTATTTCAGCACGAACCCAGGACGCCCACCGTTCTTCTCCAGGTTCTCCGTCTCCTCGGGTGTCAGCCCGCCTTCCGGCACCATCCACCCGCTGTTGCTCGACCGGCCGATGATGTTCTGGCGCGCCGAGCGGCGCACGTTGATCTCGCGGTTCAAATCGATCAGCGGTTCCACCATCCCCTGCGTCATGCCGCGGCGGAAATACGGGAAGTACGGCACCAGCGTCATGCTGTCATACGGCGACCACTCATCGAAAACGATGATGTCCCCGATCATGTGCGTCCAGCGCAGCCGCCGCACCGACTTGCGCTGCACCACCAGCGGCATGCGCTCCTGCTGCGCCCACATCATCACGCGCTCGATGCGCGCCGAGTCCCACGCATCCGGTATCGGCTTCTGATCGCCGGTCTCCATGTCCACAAAGAACCACCGGTTCGTCTGCTGCCAGTGCTGCATGTCAATCAGCCGCACCGTTTTCCGGTAGGTATCCACCCAATCGTAAAGCTGATCGGTGAACACGCCCCACACGCCGCGCTCGAACTGGTCGCCGCCGAAGTTCCGCCACGGCGTGATCTCGATACCGTCGTTGTAGATCCCGCCAGGCATCGCCATCACCGACATGCCACCCACCAGCGGCCGCACCCAATCGGCGGCCATCTTCCCATAGCAATGGTGGATCTCGTCGATCGATATCCACCGCGACGTCGAGGCATGGTTGCTGGTGTTGATGTCGTACTTGTCCCCGTCCGGGTCCAGATACGTCGCGAACGGGTCCTGCGCCGTCACCGCCACATTGCCGAGCGCGTTCTTCGAGAAGTCGAGCCGGATGTCGTAGAAGCCCCGCCCGGTCAGCAGCCCGTCCAAGAACACTTCCGCGTCGATGAACTGCGACTCGTTCATCTCATCGATCTGCTGTGTCACCGCCGACAGCGCCGCGGCGATCTCCGCCGTCCCCGTCCCATCGTGACCTGGCAAGAACCGGTCGTGCGTCTGATTGTTCAGATGATAGCCCATCGCCAGATTGATCAACGGCCGGATCTTGTTGATCGTCAGCGCCGGGCGCTTCTCGTCATGCAGCTTCCGCAGATCCTCGGCCGTCCACTGCCGCCCCTCATAGAAATCAACCGCCTGCGTGGCGATCTTGGCCCAATCCGACATGCCCGATTGCGACCTCAAGAACCGCGACGCCACCAACAGCACCAGGTTCATGTCCTGCCGAGGCAACGGACGGTCCGACAGATCGTAAATCCCGGATGTGGTCATCGACATATCAGTTGCTCATCCATGTCTCGGAAAACGCGCCCGCATGCTGGAACCGGCTGCGCTCTTTCGCAACCCGGGCCGCAGCCTCCTCCCGCCGGCGGTTCGGCGCCACCGGCATATAGAACGTCATCGACAAGCAATCACCCGAGTCCGGCGACGGCAGACCTCGCGCACGCATGTCGTCCTTGCTCTCCAGCTTGATCTTCTCGCCCCGCAACGTATAGCCGTACTCCGGCGCAATCAGATCATCATGAAGCTCGGTGTCGTCCTCGATCGACCCGCCATCGACCAGCCAGTCCTTCATCGAGCACCACATCTCAGACCGCCGGTTGTCGAACTTCTTGTCATCGAGCGCCGTCCGCCCACCGTTCACCGCGATCGGCTCATATCCAACATCGACCAGCGTGTCATAGCAGCTCGACCCCTCGCCCACCGCATCGACGAACACAGCATCCGGCTTCAACACCTTCCACCACTCGATCACCCGATACGCCAACTGTGGCCCGTTCAGCCCCCGGAACTTCGCCAATATCACGAACGTCCGACCCACCCGGATCCCCAGCACGCTCTGATCCCCGCCAAACCGCGACACGTCCAGGCTCAAGATCCGCGGCGCATACAAGTCCTCATCAAACTTGACCTGGGCGAACGCAGCCGGCCCCTCCGTCACCGCCTTCTTGAACAGATCAGCACCATACCGACGACGGAACTCCCGCTCCGCAGTCTCAACCAGGTCCTCCCCGATCAACTGCAGCGTCGCCTGCTGTGGAAACTGCCCCCGAACACGCACCCGGACGAAATCCGAGTCCTCCCCGTAATCCTCGATCCAGGCCTGCATCTGGGCCTTGTTCTTCGCCACCTTCGCCGTCCGGCTGTCCACATGCCTGGTGTTCCACCGGTGCCGATACCGCCGAAAGCACTCCCGGAACCGGCCCGTGTGACGAGTAGGATTCCCAAACACCAACCAATACGAACCCTTCGTGGTCAGAACGCCCTCCGAAGCCTCCCAGATCGCGTCCTCGATCTTCGACGCCTCATCGAAAATCATCAGCATGTGCGGCGAATGCTTCCCCTGGAACCCCTCCGGCCGCTCCTTCGACCAAGGCACCGCACTCGCACGCCACTTCTCCGGACTCCCCTTCATCGAGAACGTCGTCGCCGTCCAAGTGAACCAGTCCGTGTTCAGCGCCCAACCATGCCAAATGCTCAACTCGCGCCACGTCGTCGAACTCAACTGGTCCGCCGTGTTCGCCGTCACCGTCACCACCGGAAATCGATGCACCGACATGAACCAAATGATGATCCACGCAATCAACGTCGTCTTGCCAACACCATGCCCGCTCGCCGTCGCCATCAACACACTGCCCAAGGCCTCATCCACGCCCCGAGCCCTGATCTCCCTCCCCAGGTCCATTAAAAAATCCCGCTGCCAAACGTCCGGACCATCCTCCCCCTCCAGCGGCCCCCCCTCCTCACCCCAAGGGAAAATGAACATCACAAAACCCAGAGGATCATCCCGATACCTCATCACCGCCTCAAGCAACGCGTCCGTCACACTCGCCGTGCTCGGACCCGTCGCACCCGTTACCCGCACCCGACCCATCGATCCACCAGCCCCCTCAACCCGTCCTCACCATTAGATGACCCAACAATCTGCAAATCAGACAAGAATTTTTGTGGGGGTATGTTCAGAGCCAGGGGTAGGGGGGGTGTCGAAGGTGCCGGGGGGGGTGGTGCCCGCCTGCGCGTCGCCCCGCGCGTTCCGTCCCATCGCACCGCCTCGCCTGCCCATCGCCTGTGCTGGATCGGTGCGCCTGGTGCTCGCCTGGCTCCCCTCGCCCCTGCCTGCCCCCTCGCATGGGGTGCGCTCGCCTCTGCCCCCCTGCCTACCGTGGCCACGATGGATCGGACGGCGCCGGCTCCTGTCCGTCGTCGGTGGTCGAGCGGCGGCGGACCGGTCGCATCCGCCTCGGTCGGTCGTCCTCGGGCTGGATCGGCGGCGAGGACGGGCGAGGCGGCGGCGCGTCGTCATCTAATAGGGTCCGTCGGTCCCTATTTACGCTGGCCATCGCCGCGCCATGCTCGGCCAGGAACCGCCGTCGGAGTGCAGCCGGGTCGTCCTGCCCATCATCACCGGGTTTCGACGACACAAAATGAGCATCCTGCGAACCGTGACCAGATGTTGGCGTTGTAATAGGTGACTGACGGTTACCTATTCGGGGGAGGGAAGGTGTCTCATCCTCCCCATCGACCACCGCGTCGAGCGTCAGCCCGTCCTCGAACCGGTCAACGCCGCCCAGCCCCGACCGTCCCGCCAGGATGCGCCCTGACGCCTCAGCACGGGCGATGGCAGCCGACACCCGATCCTGGATGGTCTTGCCCATGTCCGCCGCATCCTCGGCCGTCATGCCACCCGCAGCCCCTCGGGAACCGGACGGGTGCGACCAGGGCGCGTCAACCAGTCGCCAGAATGCGGCACGATCGGCCGTCCCGAACGAACCGGGCGACAGGCCACCCTTCACCTGCGCCACCACCATCCCGGCCAGGGTCTCGTCGGGGATCAGCGCCGCGATGTCCTGGCGCCTCGAGTACCGACGGATCGCTGCGGCCAGGGCTGACACGCCGCCAGGGGCGAGCAAGCGCGCCTCGAACCGAGCCATGCCGCGTCGCATGAGCTTGGTTCCCTTGTCGTCCTGATCCTCGGCGGGTGGTGACGAGGCCGCAACGCTAACATCGTTGTCCTTCAACGGCTTACGGGCCGTGGAAACCGCGGACTTGCCTCGCTGGAGTTCGGTTGTCGTTGTTTTCGGTGTTGCTGCGTGTTTGTGGTTGGGTTCGGTACTGGGATCGGTGTCGCGTGGCTGCGTGGGTGTGTGGATGGGGGCTTGGGGGATTGGTTGCTTCTTGGTTCGTGCGGCTGCCTTGGCGCGTCGGATGTTGGCCAGGGTTTTGTGATCTGGCTCTGGCATGGGTTGATCCTGATGGTGTGTGGTTGGTGACGGGTGTTGGGATGACGTGCGTTGACGCGTCGCGCGCTCGCCCGTGCGTATCCTGTGTAGGGGATAGACTGTCGTCTGATGATAGACCGATGACCGGCCCCCCGCCCCTGCCCCTCCCCCCATGTTGAGGGGTTCTGTGGATGGTGTGTCAAGGGGGGTGTGAATTGGGCATTGACGGCCGTGTGCATAATATGGTCACCTTCACTCGGATGCACATTTTGTGTCGGGGATCACCCTTGATCGAGCATCCAAGGTTGGAAGGACCTTTGAAGACCATGAACACCACAACATCCAAGCCCCGGCCGCTGCTGATCCGTCACCTGAAGCGGGGCGATCACGTCATGGGCATCGGGACGGTCGGGCGCATCGAGAACATCTTTGACGATCGGTTCCATGTGGTCTGGATTGACCACGCGCGCCGCCGGGTCGTGGGTCGGCACCATGACGGTCATGTGCGAGTGACCGACCTGCCTGCCACCATGGGCGAGGGGTGAGGACCATGCGACCGCACCACACGAATGAGGCCGGCGCGCTTGTCCCGAACATGGCCGCGCGCCTGCATGTGCAGCGCCACTGGCACAACAGGGGCTGGCAGTTGATTTGGGCTGTCCCTGGCGAGACTTGCTATGTCGGCGCGTATGGGTCGTGTTCCGAACCGTTCCTGCGGACCCGGCGCGAGGCCATCGCGCATGGCGAGCGGCACTTTGGCGAACGGGCGACGCCTTACCGCTGACACGGACGGTGCGGGAGGGCAGTGCTTCCTCCCGCTTCGCCTGTGCCGAGCATGGCCAGGACTGCATCTGGAAGGGATGACACCATGACCACCGACACCACGCTGATACCCGTGACGATCGAGGTTGACGCGACGGACGACATGCCTGCGAACGGGATCGGACTGCTGTGCAGCTACGTGCCCGAGGCGAGCCTGCGGCAGATCATGAAACACGCGACGAACATCCGGCGCATCCGGTATCTGTCCGAGGGCGTGATCGTGACGATTGAGCGGCCCGCAGAGGGCTGAGTGACACGGGCGGGGTTCTTGGGAGCCTCGCCCTTTCTCGTTTGAAGGGGAACGACGATGAAGACGGTCGAACAGGCCAAGGCCGAAAGGAAGGCGGTCATGCAAGAGATCAGGCGGGCCTTCGCGCCCCTCTGTGCGTGGTACTACCCGCCCGGACGCGCGGCACACAACATCGAATGGAAGCAGGCTCCAGCCACCAACTTGCGGGCGATCGCCAACATCATGTCCCGTCGCTGGTTGGAGGCAGAGGCGAACCTCAACACCGCACTCGACCAGCAGGCGCAATAGGAGAACGACGATGACGAACGACAACACGACGATCCATCCGGACGCGATCGGGCCGACGATCAAGGCGGGCGATCTGCTGTTTGGCGACCGCTGGCTGGTCACGTCACCAACATTGAGCCGCACCACCGAGACCAAGCTGGTGGAGTTCCTGGAGTTCCAGCCGGTGACGGGGGGGACATTTCTGCTGGCAACTGTGCTGGACCCGAGCGCGGGCGAGACGCACGACATCGTGCTGCTCGACACCGACCGCATCGGGCCTGTCAGCCGGGCGGCGACACGCCCTGATGATCGGCTGCCTCGCTCGTGCGTGGTGCAGCATCCGACACAGGAGTCGAAGATGGTGATCGTGACGCGCGGGGCGCATGGCTACCGGGAGTGGGGCGCAAGCCTGCGGGCGGCGGTACTGCACAACACCGCGCACGGGGCGACGCCTGCGATCCACGCGGCGATGCTGGCTGGTGCGACGCTTGGGTGGGATCACCCGACCGCTCGCCTGCCGGGAGGCGCGTCATGACGACATACCGCTACCGGTGTGAGGCCATGCGCCCGATCACCGATGCTCCTGGCTACAGCGAAAGCGCATGTTGGCGGTTCGCCCGGCGACAGGCGCGGCAGCGGTTCGGGAAGGCCGGCCGGGTAGTGTCCATCGCGGCAGCCCATTGGACCAAGGACGGCAGTTCCACCACCTACAACGTGTCGATTGGTCGGGCTGGCAAGCCGGGACAGCCGGCCAGCGACTGCAAGACGATCCGGTTGACGGTCACACGCGAACCCGTCGCCACACCGGTCTACGATCCGGGGCCGTCCGAACGGTTGTGGCAGGCCAGGATGGCAGGGGACATGAGCGCCTGACGCGTTCTGACGTTTCCGGCCGGGTCGCATGGCCCGGCCGGTTCCGCCAGGACACGAGTAGCCTGGGGCTCTGATCTGGAAAGGATCAACGCATGAAGAAGCCACCTGATCGCAAAATCGGGACATTCGACCGCACGATTAACCCGTGGGCCGGCCTGGGAATATTCGCCGTGCAGGGCGAGTGGGTGGAGCGCGGCATCCGCCTGGGCGAGCGCGGCATGATCATGGTCATCCCCCGTAATGGCGTGCCGCACGATGCTCAAGCTCCGCTTGCCGAAATCTTTGGGACGATGCTGCGGCTGGTCGATGGAGTTCTCAACGTCGGGGACCACGGTGGGCTGAACGGCCTGCTGCTGACCGATGCCAGCCTCATGCGCCTCGCGCGCCTGGGAGCACCGCCGTCCTCGGAAGGATCAACGCCATGACCGAGCCCAATCGCTGCCTCTATACCGACGAGTATTGCGATGGCTGGCACGCGCATCAGCGCGGCGAGCCGGCGGAGGGGAACCCCTACGAAAGCGCGACCGGCGCCTTCTACCACAAGCGGTACAACTGGCGGGCCGGCTGGTTCGACGCCCAGCTTGAGACCGCGAAGGACCAGCAGGCATGAGCAACGCAGCGGCTATCTCCACCATGATGATGGCGAGCGTTGACCACCTGACACCCGAGGAGCGGGAGAGGCTGACGTCACGCACCATGATCGGCTGTCTCGTGCAGGACGGTGCCTCTGCCCTGGCACTGATCCACAACACCGGCCGGCTCCTCCAGCACACGCCCGAACCCGGCTACAGCCCGAACCGCTGGTTGGTTGAGCAGTACGCCCGGCGCGAGGGCTGCACCTGGGTTTTGTGGGAGCCCGAGGGCTATGTGCTGGACGGGTTCTCGACGCCAAGCGCACCGAAGGGAGACGCGCCATGAACCGCTATCGCGTGACGCTGACCGCAATCACATCAAAGAGCTTTACCCGGGATTTGGAGGCTGTGGACCAGTACGCAGCGGCCAGCGCGGCGCAAATGATGGCGGACCGAGAATATCCCGACGCGGACGAAATCCGGTTCGATAAAGTGGAGCTGCTGGAGGCTGCGCCCGAACCCACGCCAGACCCGCTTGCCCAGGCCCGGGACATCATCGCGGGGCTGCTGGATGCGGCTGACCATGGCGTGACGGAACTGGAGAGCCTCGCCGTTGACGCACTGGATGATGAGGGGATTGTGGAGACCCGCACCTTGCGCGACGAGTACGAACAGCGATCGCAGGACGCATGGAAGGCCATCGAAGCCGCCCGCGCCTTCCTGGCCAGCCAGGAGGACCCGACATGCCAGGGATAAGAAGGGACACGCCCCGGCATCGCCTGGACATGACGGGATCAGAGGCCAAGGTGGTGCGGCGCCTGCTGATGGCCGCCAAGTGGCCCGATACCGTCGACGCCGACAGGCGCACGATCGCGATCGCCGCCCGCCTGCTGCGGAGCTTCCAGCCGATAGTGCCGCAGGGTCACAAGCTCGCCAGGGTCTGGATCGTCGAGTCCGAACACAAGGAGGTTCCGGGCCGGCAGGTGTCCGTGTTCGAGGCCCAGGCCGACGCCGAGCGGCACCAGGGGCGGATGCAGGATCGCTACCCTGGCGCGCTCGAGTACTGCGAATGCGACGAACATCCGGTGGAGCCGACGACATGCCCCGAGTGACCAAGACCCCCGCCCGCTATCGCGTCGACCTGACGGAGCGGGAGGCTGAACTGGTCCGCCGTGTTCTGGATCAGACGGTTTCCACATCCGAGTTGAGCAACCGCACGATCGGGGTGCTGGAGCGGGTCCTTCGCCGCATCCAGTTCCCGAACCTGCCAGTGAAGAAGGAGGGCTGAACCATGCCGATCGAGAACCCCGTTCCCGCGACCAAGGCCGCGTTCCTGGCCGAGTACGAGAAGCGGATCGCGCTGAACCAGGAGTGGGCACGGGACGCCGGCCGCCTGGAGAGGGCAATGGAGAAGGTCCGCGCCACCATCACCACCGATCGGGCGCCATGGATGGCCAGCGGTCCGACATTGATCGAGGTGTGGAAGCGCATGGGCTTCAAGGGCCGGCCGACGCTCAAGGCGTTGCGCGCGCTGCCGGACGCTTGAGCTTGTCGTGACGGCGCGGGGGGAACGCCATCCCCCCGCCTCGCCTGGACACGCCAGGGGACACACACAGAGGCAACCGCCATGACGAACCAATACCGAGTCGGCATGACCATCCACATGGTCGAGACGTTCGAGCATGTCACCGAGTCCATTGACCGCCCCGCCGCCGAGAAGGCCGCCATCGAGGCCGCTGAACGCCAATACCCGAACGCATCCGAAATCCTCGTGCATGAATGCGAGCTGCTGGCCAAGGGCGCGCCGGCACCCGTCGACCCGGTCAAGCTGCTGACCGACGCGCTGCTGACGATCTACCAGGGCAGTTGCACGCCTTCTGGTCGGTGGCTGACGCTCGACGGCGATGACGATGCCGGATCGAACGTGGACCACCCAGACGATGGGTTCTACGATTCCGAGGAACCGCCCGAGGGGTACAATGATGAGGGCTGGGCGAACGGCGATGACTGCCCCCACGATCCACCTTTGCAGCCCGCGCAATGGCACCCGTACACAGCGTCCGAGCAGCGGGACTGGCTGAATACGGTTGCCCATGAGGCGAGGCGCGCGCTGCTGACGCAGGGCATCGACCCGGACAAGGCGCCGGAACCGCCGATCGCCAGCGGCCAGGGCGGAGCGTCATGACAGCCCGCCCCGCCGATCTGCTCTACGCGCGGGAGGGCTACTATTCCCGCCTGGAGCCGGCCCGGCTGATCTGGGCACTCGGCTATTCCAGCCCAGGCCGGTCACGGTTCGACCCGATCTTGAACGCGACGAACACCGCGCCGCTGCGGTTTCGGTCCTACCGAACGGCGTGCCTGTTCGCCGCCGGCTCGCACACGCACTTGCCGCCCCCGATCCGGTGGCCGGACGGTGTAAACCGCGCGCCGAACCCCTGACCCATACCCTTCCCCGCGCCCGGCTATGCGCGGGGTTTGGCCTGGATCAGATCTGACTGGCCAGGATCAAGGAGCAACACCCATGCCTGACGAACACGACAAGCCGGCCGAGACGCCGCGATCCGCGCTGCTGCTGCCAACACTCTACCAGGAGCATTATCTGGGCGACGGTCTCTATGTCTGCTTCGACGGCCATTCCGTCTGGCTGCGCGCGCCGCGTGGCAACGGGGATCATCGCGTTGCGCTGGACCCCGCAGTGCTGGCCGGGTTCATACAGTGGACCCAGCCCATCCGTGACGCGCAGAAGCAGCAGGGAGGCGGCTGATGGAGACCAAGTACACGATCCTGGTGCCAGGACAGCCCGCGCGTGAAGGCACCGTCGATATCCCGATGCGGCCCAGCTACGGAAACCTCAAGACCGCCGTCGTGCCGATGCTGCGGACGATCATCGACGGGGCATGGGAGCACGTCACCATCATGCTGGAGGACGGCAGCCGGTCCGATATGTTCGTCGATGAGCATTTCGTCGCCAAGCGCCTGCCTCTCAACCCCGAGGCGACGGCGCACTACCGCCGGGCGACATTGACGCAGGAGCCTGGCACCAACCCGAACGGGATGCCGGCGATCCTCGGGCCGGCGGTGGTCTTCCACCGGCAGATTTGGTTCTGACAAGGAGCATGAGCATGAAACGATACAAGATCACCGCCATCATGACCGACGAATGCGTGTGTGTCGGCCACTCGGCCGCTGACGCGCTCGCCCTGGTGCTGGATCACGCGGAGACGCGCTGGTTCCTGCACTGGAAGCAGAAGCCGAGAGCCACCACCAGGACATGGCATCTGGTGATAACGAACCTGCCGCCGCTGATCGTCAGCTCCTACGTGCCTTACTCGGTCGACGCCGAGGACGCGAACGAAGCGATGGTGGCGCTGGGCAAGATGCTGATCGAGGACCGGCCGGAAGGCCTGCTGGACTGGCTGGGCGGGCAATACTTCTGCCGTCAGATCAGGCCGACTGGCTGTGCCATACCCGTGGAAGTGCCGCAGCCGATCGTCGTTCCTGATACCGCGGTCTGCCTGCTCGGAGACCAGTTGACGGAGGATGAGCTCGAGGGGATCAGGAAGAAAGGACTGACGGGACCGGTCATCATCAACCGGATTCCGACTGGATCGGGGATCACGAATGAGCAGGCGGATCAGCTTCGAACGACAGCGCGGAAGCGCACGGAAGTGGAGATCAACGCGTTTGGACGGTCGGACCCGCTTCGCGATATGAGAACGATCATGGCGGCAGAAACCACCATCGGCCCCTTCGATGCCGAGCCATTGCGGGGTGAAGGACGCGCCGGCGATCAGCCGCTCACGCCCGAGGTCCTGATCCCGGAACTGAATGTGGCGGGCCGGCTGGTGCAGGGGTTCGGCGGCTTCGCGGACGAGACACTATCCTCGCTCGGTGGCGCTGGTGGCCAGCCGATCAACGAGACGGACACGGGATTCGTCCAGGCCCGCTCTACCGGGCATTCGGTCACGGATGCCGGCGACGGCTTCAATGAGCCGGTGCTGGGAGAGGCGCAGTACACGGGATATCCCGGTCCCTGGACGGTCACCGTCGTGATGGCGGACCGGTCGTGGGGCGGGCGCGAGGAGGGAGGCTGGTGGTTCGACACCTTCGATCCGTTCGACGGACACGCCAGGGAGCGCGCCATCGACGAGAAGATCGACCGCCTGTTTTGGAACATGGCCGAGGCCATCGCCTACAGCCTGAAGGTCGACGAGAAGTGCAAGGAGTGGAACACCGAGGAGCGCCGCCGGCGGAAGGACTCGGTGGCGTCGATCGGGGTCTATGAAGCCTACGTCTATGAGGGCTACCCGGTTCGCATTCCGGCGGAAAAGCCGATGTACGAGTAGCCTCCTCCTGCCCTGACTGCGACGGATACCGCCTTGCCCCAGCGGGGCGGTATCAGCCACGGCCAGCACAAGGAGGATACCATGCCGATGGATTACGACCGTCTACGGACAGCCGCGCAGAGGGTGGTGGTGGCCTGGGGGGCCGCTCGCGGCAAGGACGACATGACCGACGCTATTGTCGAGTTGCGTGATGTGCTTGATGACCCGCTCTACATGCTGTCCGACAAGTTCCGAGAACCGCACCCACCGTTGAGCGACGATCTGCCCATCCACGTCACGGCACCGACCGCGATCAGCTATCGCCGCAACCTGGCTCATGTGGGCGGCGGTCATTGGAACATGGAGATTGTCCGAACGGCACACGACGATGCGGCGCTGCTGCATCATGCTCTGGTCGGGATGTTTCAATCGGCCAACCAGGACACGCTGGAAGCCATCATGCCGATCCTGACAACAGGACAGCGCGCCACCCGGCATTCCATGGTCTGGTTCGCGCGCGCCACGCCGATCTGCTGGGTCAAGATGACGCTTGAGCGCGGGCGATGGTGATGAGCAAGCGATACATCGCCTGCTCGATGGCAACCGGGAGGTCCCTTGCGATAGCGGGGACCGCCCGGGAGGCCGCCGACGAAGCCATGCGGCGATACCCTGGCGTGCCGCTGCGGTGGATCGAAGTGATCCGGGCAGCGTCACCGGAACGCGCTACACGGCTCTACACGCTACACAAGCCGCTGGCTCTCTGCCGGGTCGACAACGGGGCAGTGACCGTGTTCCGCGGTGACCGTGGAGGCACGGGCTTGGCACCGATCGACTGGCGCGAATGAAGCCACCCAAGAACATGCCCCCGATCGTGCTGACGGCGGAAATGGCCACGGCGTTGACGCTGGCCGCCGCCGCTGGCCGACCGCGTGAACTGGCCATGATACCGGTGGTGGCGCGCAACATGCTGGTGCTGCATGGGCTGCTGTCCGAGGTCACGCCCCGTGGGGCCAAGCAGCGCGTCTACCGGATAACCCGGCGGGGCGACAACGTGCGGCAGAAATGGGCCAACACCCGGCCGGCTGACGAGTGACGGCAGGGAGAAGGAAGACGCGACGGGGTGCCGGAACGTATCCTGCCGCCCCCCGCCGCGCCACAGGTCCAGCGTCGGGGTTCAGGCGCACCCGAGGCCGGACCGTGTTCTAGCCCGTCACATTCCGTCTTTCGGTGGCCACTCCCGCAGCCGCGACGCGTCCCGACCACACTGTTCGATAATCCCGTCTTGGACGCCAAACTTGTGTCCAACCCACCAGCCCACCATGAAGGCGATGGGGATGCCGACGACGATGGTGATGATTAACCCCGTCATTAGAGCCTCCCAGCCCAGAATCCCTCAATCCACACCGCGTTCAGATGGTCCGCCGTCTCCTCCGCCTCGGTGAACGCCTCGGCATGACTCCAGCTTGTGCTGATCCCCGTGGCAGTGGCGAGGTTGAGCACCGTCGCGCCGGTGACGGTCGAGCCGCATTGCCCACATGGAGCATCGTCCAGGCGATAGACCCGGAACGGCCCCCGTTTGTCCTCCATGGGATCAATCCGTGCCGGATCGTAACCCGCCTCCCGCAATTCATCGTCCGTCTTTGGTGAGAACAGTTCGTCGCTCATTGGCTTGGTCCTTCTGGTTTCAGTTCAGCCGGTTTGCGCTCGGGTCATAAGTCCGATCGTCCGGCGACATGCGGCGTCGAGCACTCGACACCAGCATCTGCTCAACATCCGCGATGACCAGCGACGGCATGAACGTCACCATGTCCTCCTGCGTCTTCGCCAGGAATGCCTGCGCTGCATCGGTGTCGATGCCGTGCGCCAGCAGTGTGGTCTGCGCCTCCAGCGCCAGGCGCTCGATGCTGGCAACGGCCTGCGCCTCCATCGCCTCGATGCGCTTCTTCGCGGCCCGCCGCAGTTCCGCCATGCGTTGGACAAAGGCGTTCTCGCCCCGCCCGTACCAGGACAGGTTCAGCGTTGGGGCAAATTCCTTCGGGATACCCAGCGCCTCGCAACGCTTGGCGACCATTTCCGCCGCCTGCCGCACAGCATCGGCCGCCTCACGCTGGGCCGCTGCCCACACGGCGTCATCGTTGAACGAATAGGCGGCGGCGGCTTGCGCCTCAAACTCCGCCAGCATCTGGGCCGAGCGTTCCGCCGCCATCGACTTCATGACGCGCTCGCGCTTGCGAACAAGCGACAGCAGTTCAGCCCGCTCGCCCTTGGTCATTCTGGTATCGTTCGCGCTCATATGATTGCCCCCTGTCTCGGTCCCCGTGATCGCTGCGCCAGCAAGATCGGCCGGCAAATCTCAACGACCCGGAAGCATGTGGCCACGTCCATCATGCCGATGTGGCAGTCCGCCGGCTCAAGGCCGAGCTGCCCGGCCAGCCACTTGTATCCCTTCCCCCGCGCGTGCCCCTGCGTCAGCCCGGATATCTCCATCCGCCGCTTCCACAACGGGTCGAACGCCGCGTGTGCCATTTTCTTCGCCTCGCGCAGTTCCTCATTCGCCAGCCGGCCGAGGGGGCGATCGGTGCCCTTGTGGCAGCCCACCCAGGCGTGGCACGGGTCGCAGTACCAAACCGGCCCCCAATCCCGCCGGTAGAGCGACTCGCTGCTCGCCAGGAACACCGATGCCAGGTTGCAGTACGGGCAGATCGGCGGCGGTGTCGGTGCCTTCTGCTTCGGCGGCTTCGGTGCCCTTGGCGCCCTCGGCTCGCGTGGGGCACGGGGCTTGCGCGCGCGTCTCGGCGCGGGATCTTTCTTGGTCACTTCTCCCTCCTGCCATCCAGCACGCCCCAGGCAAGGGCCGCTCGGTCCGCTTCCTTCCGATTGTCCTCGATGATCCTCGAAATGCGCGCCGCGATTTCGTCGGTCTCCTCCCCGCGCGAGGTTCGGTAATCACACCCGAACCCAGCGCCGATCAGGACCGCGGCCCCATCCGACAAGGCTTTCTTGCCCTTCACCATCGCCCGCGCCTTCGCATACTTGGCTGGATTGGCCACCAGCCCGCACCGATACGCGCCGTCGGCATGTTCCAGCGCGGGACAGCGGCCGGACTCGTAGCTGACCCGGAGAACCCGCACGGCGAGCGGGCACGGCTCCTGTTTGCAGCAGACCCCGCAGCCATTGCAGGGCGAGCCATAGGCTGGACGGTCTGGGGCTTCTTCCATCGTCACGTTCCTCCGAACAGATCAGGCGCCTCGGGGTCGGCCTGCGATGCCCCGCTCGCCAGATCGAAGTAGCGGCCGCAGGTGTCATCAAAGCCGATTAAGGCCTTGTTGCCCTTGCGGCCGAGGCGCTGGTAGCGCGCCTTCCATATGTGAATTTCGGTAATGTCGGTCGGCGTGTGGACGGTGATGCCCAGGTCCGGCTTGTTCGCCCAATGCGCCGATGAGGCGATGTCATAGGGGCCGGGGGCCTGGAGCGGAGCGCCAGGTTTCGGCGGGACCATCTTGCTCGGATGGGCGATCACCCAGACGTTGACGCCGTGCCGGTTGGCGAACACGCGAATGCGCTGGAGGCACAAGCCGATGTATTCGGTCTCTGTCATCTTGTCCGGCCGCGCGTGATCCATCTCGTTCCAGGGATCGACCAGGATATCGGTGATGCCGTACTGCAGGATCGCCAGCCGCGCCCGGTCGAACAGCCAGGACAGCGTCGGCGGATTGTCCTCGTCGTCGGACACCAGCATCGTGACCGCGTTCTCGATCCACGCTTCGGCGTGCGCTATCTCCGCATCGGACATAGCCTCGATGCCCCGCGCCCGGCGGGCGTAGAACGGCTTGCCGATCAGCACTTCCGCGATCTGCGCCGTGAACTGCTCCCAGGGGAACATTTCCGGGCTGTAGACCAGCCAGCGGCGCTTATGCCACGACGCGGTGTGGACCATCACGAACCGCACCCAGGACGTCTTCCCGGCGTTGGGGATGCCGGTCACGATGATCAACATGCCCTCGGTCGGCAGCCGCAGCGCCGCATCGGTGGATTTCGTGCCGGTTCGCATCGTGCTCGGTGGCGGGCGCAGCCGCAGCTTGGCCAGCGTGCCAGCCTGGACCCGCTGCACGCCCTCGATCGGCCAAGGCTTCGCCCCCGCGATCAGTTCGGCCAGGCGCTCGGGGCCATGCAGGCGCAGCACGTCGCCGGCGTCCTTGCAGCCTTCCGGCCAGTCGACCAGCCAGACCCGGTGCCGGCCGAGGCGACGGGCAAGCTCCTCGCGCAGCACATGACCTGGTGCATCGTTGTCGCCGGCCAGGATGATCCTGCTGAACCGCTGTAGCTCCTCGGCGTGCAGCTCCAGCGCCGCGAATCGCTTGTCATGCTCCCGGGCCGGATCATCCTCGGCGCGCAGCTTGTCGGGGGCGCCGTCCTTGAGCGTGACCGTGAATCGGTATCCCGCCTCATGGCAGGCCATCACATCGGGCTCGCCTTCAACCCAGACCACCCAGCCGTCATCCGGGCAGTCTGCCAGGGCATCCACGTTGAACAGGGTCGGCAGCGCGTCCTTGTCCTGCATCTGCGGGTTCTTGAACGGGGGCCGGTACTTCCGGTTCACCAGCTCGCCGCGCCACACGTACGGGAACGTGATCGCCGGCCACTCTTTCGCCGGGTGATCGCCGCTGGCGGGAAACCAGTGCTGGGAAATGTAGACGCCGAAGTGGTCGACCGTCTCCCGGCTGATCCCCCGTTTCTCAAAGAACGTGTAGAGCGGTTCCGGCCGCGCCAGGACCGGGTGCGGAGTCGGGCGGGTGTATTCCTCGGGGCTCCGCCGCCTCTCGGGTTCGCGCCTCACGGGACGAGCGCGGTCGGTGCGAATCCCCTCCGCCCAGCCGCAGCTACCGCGGTGACATTTCCAGACGACACCTTCGCCGTCCTGGTCGATGCTGACGGTCAAGCTGGGCTCGCGCCTGCGGCCGCCATCGCATTTCGGGCAGAGGATTTGCTCGGTATGCCCGGGGCGCTGGGATTTCAGCTTGAGCCCATGATCCGCCAGGATGGCGGCAACGTCGGGGAAGTTGCTCATGACCGCTCCACCCTCCTGGAAGGAGTCGGCCGGCGCGCGTCCCCAGGACTGCCCGCGCCGGCCGCCATAGCCGGGTTCCCGAGCTGCTTACAACGGGCGGTGTTGCAAACGACATCCCGGCTATTGGTCATCATCATCGAGGTCCGAAGGGTCATCACAGCGAGGTCCGAAGGGTCGATGCTTGATAACGCTCGCCCCGGGCTACTTCCTTCGCCGTCACGCCCCGCGCACGCTCCAGGTCCTCTTTCCGCCACCGCTCCTGGTTCAAGCACCAGGTCCGCCATGCCGCGTCCCACGATGCCATCACGCTTCCCTTCGCCTGATGGTGAGCGACGAACCGGGGGGCTTCATGGGCCGCGATGGACCCGTGCTTGGCGGCAAACTCCAGTCCCTTCTCCGACGGCTCCCAGGTCTCCGGGATCGGCGTCAACGCGGCCTTGGGCCGGGGGGATGCGCGCTTGGGCTTCGGCTCGCTAACACTAACGGGGGCTGCGGGCGTTAGTGTTAGCGGGGGCTCTGTCTGCGGTTGCGTCGGCTCTGAAATTTCAGCCTCGCGCGTTGTAGTCGGTATAGGATTCTCTGGTGGTACAGGGGTAGGAAGATTGGATAAGATATTCTTACTTAAGGAATCTGTACTAGAAGATTCAGTACTACTCGAAGCGGGCAATAGGGAACCGAGAGACCCTATTTCGGCGGAACCGAGAGACCCTATTTCGGCCGGAATAGGGGAACCAGGGACCCCATTTAATAGGGGCCTGAGAGACCCTATTGGCCGCATTTTCACCGGCGCCTTTGTTAGCGTCTCGTTAGCCGCCTCGGGTGTGGACAGGCGATAGACGATAACCCGGTTCGTCCCCCCCGACCGCTCTCCGGTGTCGATCAGCCACCCCGCATCACGCAGCTTCCTGATCGATACCCGGACCGTCTTCCGGCACAGTTCGGTTGCGCCCACCATGTCATCCCAGGTCGGGGCCGCGCAACCGTCCGGTGACGCTATCCTGGCCATCATGATCAACACGAGCTTGTCGATGGGATTCCCGATGCGGGCCGCCGCGATCTGATCCAACATCGATGTCATGGCATCTGGTCCCCGATCATGCTGCGGTAGATCGCCAGGATAACCTGCGCCTGCCGTGGGGACACTACGATGACGTCGGGCCGGGCGGCGGCATCGGCGGCCAGGCGATCGAGAAGGCGGTTCTCGGCATTGGTCCGACCGGCGCGCCGGGAGCAGAGGAACGTCAGCGTCTCCGCCCAGGTCCGTCCGACGGGCGGTTTGAAGCTGACACCACCGCGGCCGAACACGGTCTGTAGCGGCGCGGCTGTCAGGCCTGGCGGCGCGACGATCAGATCCGTCCAGGTCAAGCCGGCGGTCTGGATGTGGCGCACGGCGGCACGGGCAGCGGCAAGCGCCTCGCCATCCGAGTCGGATGACATGAGGGACAACAGATTCCGCAATCGGATTGGATCGAAGGACATAGACGCACTCCCTAGGACCGGGCGCCCCCTGCGTCCTCCTGGAAGGGAGAAACAGGGAGACGCAGGGGGCTAGCGCGGGGGCCAATCCGCTACCCAGCCGTGCGCCATGCTGCGCGTGATTTTCCACCCCCGTCAAGCCCGTTCCGCCGTGCATTATGTTGACGTTCGGCCGTGATGTGCCATTATCTGGTCAATCGCTTGCATCGTTTGTGATACATGGAGCCGGCCGTTGCTCAAGGAACAAGCCTTGTTAGACCCTGGATTAGAGGGGCGAAAAGCCAAGACGATCCGCAATCGATGGGACATTCCATACAGCCATGTCGCTTATCGGGCGGGCTGTCATCCGAGCGCCGTCGAGCGGTGGGAATCCACCAACAATCAGTTCCCATTGCCGGCGGAAACCACCGAGGCGCTGCGGTGGGCACTGCGGCACATGATCTTTGAGCGCGCCCTTCGCATTGCGGTGATGCTGGCCCCCCCCGACGATCCGCGCACCAAGCACCTGGAAATCCGTGTCGGCCGTCCCCCCTTCCGGGGGCCGAACCAGGACGAGACCAGGAACAAGGGCCTGGTCACGATCAAGCCGGGGTACCGGTGACCGACCGGGTCATCCGCCCGTCGTCGCTGACGACATACGCTGACTGCGCCAGGCGGTGGGCAGCGCACCACCTGAGCGGCGAGGTCGCGACGGCGGGGTACACGCTCCAGGCCCAGCGCGTCACGCATGTCGGCGCCGCGATCGGGTCTGGGGTGCATGCGGCTGCGTCCTATACGCTGGAGGTCAAGCGCAGTTCAGGCGAGCTTGGGAACGACACCGAAGCCGAGCAGCGTGCTGTGGCCGAGTTCGAGAACCGAGCCGAATACGGCCTGGATTGGGATGAAGCGACGGGCAACCTATCGACCGCACACCGGCAGATCGTGCGTATGACCAAGTCCTACCGCCGGTACCTGGCACCCGAGATCGACCCCATCATCATTGAACAGCGCCTGGAGGCGCACGTTGCAGAGGGGTGGACACTGTCGGGCCAGATGGACGACACGACCGGCGACCCCGACACCATCATTCGGGACCTTAAAACCGGCACCCGCCAGCGCGCGAACAACATCCAGTACGGGGCCTATGGGCTGATCCTGCATGCCCACGGATACAAGGTTCGGGGGCTGATCGAGGATTACATCCCACGATCGAAGATCAAGGATGAGCAGTTGCCTCCGCATTCCACCGAAATCCCGCTCCAGGCCGCAGCCGTGGACGCCATGGAGACGATGGAGGACATCATCCGTTCGACCAACGAGTTCGAGCGGCGCCTTGCGTCCCAGACCGGGCGCGCGCCGCATTCAGCATTCCGGGCCAATCCGGGATCTTCCCTTTGCTCGCCGCGGTGGTGCCGCGCCTGGGGAACCGACTTCTGCACCGCCCATAGGAAATAGAACCGCATGAGTGGAACCAGAACACAGACCGCCGCCAATCCCACCATCGACGAGTTGGGGTTCAGCAGCACGCGGTTCGGTGACGGCCCCGTTTCCGAGCATGGGAACATGCCGATGCTACAGCCCGGCGGGAGCGGTTCGCGCACCGATGCCGCCATGGCCCAGATCATCACGGCGCAGCGTTGCGCGGTGAAGCGCGAGTTGCCGCGTATCTTGTCGGCCATTGATCAGGCCGCAGCCGTCGCCAATGACGACTTCTACTACCGCTGGGAGACGAAAAACCGCGATGGCACTCGGGGCGAGGTCATCGGCGCCTCGATCAAGTGCGCTATGGCGATCGCCAATATCTGGGGCAACTGCATGGTGGAAGCCTTCCCCGCGCAGGAGACCATGACCCATTGGACCTTCATTGCGCGGTTTATCGATTACGAAACCGGGGTGACGATCACCCGCAGCTACCAACAGCGGAAAAGCCAGCGGGCCGGCGGGAAGATGGGCGACGATCGCGCGCAGGACATGGCGTTCCAGATCGGCCAGTCCAAGGCCATGCGGAACGTCGTTGTGGGCGCTCTCGGCACTTTCACCGATCGTGCGGTGGAGTCCGCGAAGGCGTCCGCGTTTGCCTGGATCTCGAAGAACATCGACCGTGCCCGTGCCGTCGTGCTGGAGCGGGCCCAAAAGGTGGGCGCACCGATCGCCGTGATGGAACGGTTCGTTGCCCGGACCAAGGACAAGTGGCTGGCGCAGGATATCCTGCTGCTGGGCGGGAAGCTGCAAAGCATCCTGGACGGCATGGATGATATCGACACCGCGTTCGGCACGGGCGAGGAAGACGAAGGCGTTGCCGGCGTCGCCACCGATGGCATGAAAGCCACGACGACGACGACGGACCAGACCAAGGCCGACCAGCAGCAGCAGCAGCAGCCGACGGACACCCAGGCTGGCGGGCAGACCGAGCAGGGTGGGCAGCAGCAGACCCAGCAGCAGCCGACACAGACCGGCCGCCAGCGCCCCTCCCGTGCCCAGCAGCCGGCGAAGAATGCCGCCAAGGCCGATCCGCAGCCGCAGCAGACCAGCGCCCCGGTTGAGGACAAGCCGGCGCCGACCACTGCCGCGACCACCACGGACGGCCCGCCTGCAGGCCAGTTTGCCGAGGAGGACAATCGCTTCCCCGGTGACGCGCCGACCAAGCAGGAGGCTCCCACCAAGGACACGCCGCCGGCCGATGACGGCAATCCTGACGAATTGAGCTTCGAGTAAGGGGGGTAACCAGCATGGATATGCGTTTGCGAGTGAGGAATTTCCTCGGGATCAAGGAAGCCGACCTTGACCTGGGGGCCATCGCGCTGATCGGCGGGCCCAATGCCGCGGGCAAGTCCAGCATCATCGAAGCCATTGCCTGCGCCGCCTCAATGTCTCCCGAGGCGCGCGGGTTCAACACGAAGAAGGCCACGGCCGCCCTGCTGCACGAAGGCACAAAGGCCGGCTCGGTGTCGCTGCGCTATGAAGGCGGATCGATCACCGTTGCCTACCCGGGCGGGGACGTCGAGCAGCAGGGGAGGCCGACGCAGCTCGGCTCTCGCCTGGCGCTCGGCGCGACCAAGTTCATGGACCTGCCGGCGGCGAAGCGGACAGCCGAGATCGCCAGCCGGATGGAAACCGACCCGTCCGAACAGGATGTGCGGGACTGGTTCAAGGACCGGAAAACCGGCGTCACGGTGCCCGACGACAAGATCAACGACATGATCCAGCGGATCGGGGACTCGGGCTGGGATGCCGTGCATACCGCGCTCCGGGAGGAAGGCACGCTGGCCAAGGGCCGGTGGCAGCAGGTGACCGGCCAGCGGTGGGGCACCAAGATCGGGGACGATTGGTGCCCGGAAGTGCTGTACGTCGACGAGGAATACATCCTGGCCGAAGAACAGGAGCATCTGGAGGGCATCCGGCAGCAGCAGGAACAGATGCGGGCCGCGGGCGCGGGGTCCCAGGCACTGGCGGCGCAGCGGCAGGAGATCGCCGCGCGCCTGCCGTCGCTCCGCGCGCAGCTTGCAAGCGCAGAGGCCGAGGAGAAGGACCATCAGGCGAAGTCCGAGGCCAACGTCATCCTGCGAGCCAAGCACATCGACACCGCCGACGCTCATGGCGCGTTGCAGTGCCCGCACTGCAAGAAGTCGCTCCGCCTGGTGCCCAGCCAGAAGGACCAGCGGGGCACGCTGGAGGCGCTGCCCACGTTGAAGGGCGATGATATCGCCGCGTCGCGGAAGATCGTCGAGAACATCGACGAAGACCAAGGTGTTGTTCTGGCGGAACTGCGCCGCTTGGGGACCCTGATCGCCAGCCTGCGGGCGGAGATCGCGGCGGCCGAGCGGGCCGCCGAGGCGCCGGCGCCGAGCGAGGGCATTGCCGAAGATGCCGACGCGCGACTCGCCAAGTTCGTTGAGGATGAACGGCTCCAGCAGGAGAAGATCCAGGCCATCCGCGCGCTTGGCCAGGCTCGCCTGATCCAGTCCGAGATCAAGGTTCTCGGCGAGTTGATCGAGGCCGCCTCTGCCGACGGCGTGCGGTTGAGTGCCATGGATACCAAGCTGGCGACGATCAACGAGACGCTGGAGCAGATTTCCGCGGCTGCCGAGTTCAAGACGGTGGCGCTGGTCGCGGACGGCATGAGGGCGACCTATGCCGGCCGCGCCTTCGAGCTGCTGTCCGAGAGCGAGCAGTGGCGGGTCAATCTCGTCATTTCGGTGATGCTCTACGAGACCGAGCGTTGCCGCGTGCCGCTCCTGATCGACCGGCTGGACGTGCTGCATCCGGCAAACCGGGTCGGGCCGTTGAAGATGCTCAAGCAGCGCCGGATTTCGGCTGTCATCACCCAGACCACCAAGGACGCCGCCACGATGCCGAACCTGCCGAAAGCCAGGTTTGGCTCGGTCTACTGGCTGTCCGGCGGTGTTCTGGAACCGTTCACCCACGCGTAAGGAACACTCACGATCATGGCTGGTAAATTGATGGACGATGCTGACGGCGCCCCAGGTGGAGGCGAAGGCATCAATCTGAACCCGGAGAGCTTCCTGGAAGTCCTGCGGGAATGGCGCGAGGTCCGACGGGATCAGAGTTCGTCCGCGATGGCGGTTGCGCGTGTCGGGAAGAAAATGAAAACGATCGGCGTCCCCAAGGATGCCTTTGATATTTTCATCAAGCTCTCTGACATGGAGCCCGACGAAGCCGTCGGCGTTGTGAAGTGCGTAGTGCGCTTTGCAAAGTGGGCCAATCGGCCGTTTGTCGCGCAACTCGATATGTTCAAGGGGTTGGCTGTCGAGGTCCCGAAGGAGAAGGCCAAGGCCGAGTTCGAGGCGTTCGAGGTCGAGGACCAGGGATACGTCGCTGGCTTCCATGGCCATAAGATCGAGTCGAACCCCTACCCGCATGAAGAAGCAGACAGCCCGAATTACGCGATCTGGCGGACGGGCTGGAACAAGGGGCAGGCCGAGCGCGTCAAGAAGTCCTTTGGCGGCGACGCAGCGGCAGCCGACGGCACCGGCGAGGTCAAGGCCGCCACCGGCGCCAAGGGCCGCGGCCGGAAGGCAAAGGGGGCCCGTGGTGGCTGAACAGCGCCAGCCGGTCCTGGCGCTTGATCTTGGGAGCGCCACGGGCTGGGCCTGTGGCGTCCCGGGGACCAAGCCCGTGATGGGCGCGGTGAAGCTCGGCATCGCTGGCAACTATGGCTCGATCGGCGGCGCCCTGCACACATGGCTCTGGGACGCGATCGATATTCACAAGCCTGGCTACATCGTGTTCGAGGCGCCGTTGCCCTCGCACCGCGGCATCGCGGCCGGTCGGATCGCCCTTGGCCTGGCCATGATGGTCGAGACCGTTGGATATCAAGCCGAAATCATGACGCGCGAGTGTGCGGTGAAGACCGTTCGCAAGCGGATCATCGGGACCGGAAATGCCGACAAGGAAGACGTCATGGCTTGGTGCCAAGCCCAGGGATGGAAACCACCGACCCACGACGCAGCCGATGCGGCTGCACTCTGGGAACTGGCCTGCCGCGTGCGGCTCGGGAAAGCCCGGTTCGACGACAAATAACGAAGGGGAATGACGACAATGCGGATTGTCACATTGAGGATCTTGGTCCCTGCCGAGGAAGGCGTGAAGGTCGAGACGGTGCAGGCGGCTTTGCAGGCAAGCCTGCGGCGCCGGGGCACGATCAAGATGGACACGTCGGGCGAGGAGGAGGAGGCATCCGCCGAGGACTCGCTGATGAACGACCGGCTTGTGTTCTGGGGCGCGGTCGATGTCCGGCGCGGCGCCGAGACCAGGGCCGCCAAGGCGAAGAAGACGGCGGGGGCAGCATCCGATGGCTGAACGGAAGAAGCTGCGCCCGGCCCCGGCGAGCAAAAGCCGCACGGCGCCCGTTTCCGACTCCTTTGTTCCGGTCGGTGTCACGGTGGCGGATGAACCCAGCATCATCGACGCATTCGTCGGGTCGCGCGTGGTTGTCGCGCGCCAGGAGGCAGGCCTGACGAAAGCCGGCGCGGCGGCGAAGCTGGGCGTGTCGCGCACGACCTATCACCGCTGGGAAGTCGGCTTTTCCGGCCTGACGGTCGGCAATCTCTATGCCGTCGCACAACTGGTCGCCAAGCCGGTGTCATGGTTCTTCGAGGGCCTGGACGGGCTGCTGGAGCATGCCGCGGCCGACGAGGAGATCGATGGGCTGGTGACCAGCGAGTCGATGCAGGTGCTGCGCTACTTCGCGCTGCTCGACCCGGACCAGCAGCGCGCCACGAAGACGCTGATGCTCGGCTGTGTCGAGGGTATCAGCAGCCGCGTGGGGTTAAGCGTCACGGGCCCCGACGATGGGACGTGACAGGGAGGGATCAATGAACGAACTGAACCGCCTGATTGAAGACATAAGACAGCAAACCGCCGGCATGGCGCCCGGGTACCGCTTTCTGGAATTCCGAGCCGGCACCGAGCCCGACGACGTCACGGCGATCGGCATCATCGACCGGGAGGGCGGAATCCACATCATGGCCCCGGACCAAATGATCGAGGCTGCTGACAAGGCCAAGCGGATGATCCGCGAGGCGATCGACGCCGCGACGAACCGGAAAACCCCGTACCTTGAGTTCCCCCAGCCGCCGGTAACCTTGGCGTTCGAGATCCTGTTCGGGGAGATCGCGCGGCTACGGATGGACGCCGCCAAGGACAAGGCGGGGCGGAATTCTACCGACTGAACACCCGGCACTACGGCCTAATACAACGAAGGGATAACAGACATGAGAACACTAGAGGACGTAATCTCCGCATCTGACGCCTGCGAAATGCTCAGTAAGCGCGAAAAGAGCCTTGGGTATTTGCGGGATAATTCCACTATGTCGATTGGAGATTTAGATAATCTTCTGTCTCGATGCGAGCTTAGACATATCTCTCGGCCGCTATTCCATCGACTGGCGTTTGCCTTGGTTGAGCAGGCCATTGCCGGCGACAAGGCCAAGCTGCTGGCCATGGGGATCGAAGTGCCATGAGCGACGCACAGCCCGCCGCGGCCCCGGTGATTCCGCCGCACAAGCCCGTTGAGAGCGTCACCATCAAGGGCCTGCGGGAATCCCACCTGTCCCTCTCCAGGCTCCTGGATGACGTCACCCTTCGCCTGCGCGACATGATCGCTGCGGAATGTGGCGTGGCGGTGGGGGACACCGTGGAATACCCGGAGGGCAAGACCATAGGCGAACACTGGCAGGTGGTGGTGACGTCGCTGTCCCTTGCCATTGAGCGCGTCGGGCCCAAGGCGGAGAAGCCTGGCAACGTGGTCTTGATCGTGCGGGGGCAGATGGCCGACCTGCCCGCGGCGGAAGTCACCATCCACTGGAACCCGGCCACCTGCCGGGTGACGAAGAAGGCGCCGCAGCCGTGAGCGCGCCCGGCGATGACCGGGCCATGCCCAGGCGGAGAAGCCCTCACTCCCATGACGCGTGGAAGCGCGTCTGGGACCTGTGGCTGGGAACGGACGTCGAAATACGGGAGATTGCCGAGAAGACCGGCATTTCCCAGGCCAGGATCAGCAGCCGCGCCAAGTGGGTGCGACAGATTGACGAGACGTTCCCTTCCGGCCGCGACCGGGAACGCGCGCGCACGCTGCGCCTGGCAGCCGACGAGAGCCGACTGAACGCTCCAGGACTCTTGGGCCAGGTCCGGCGCACGCGGGCACGGCAGCGGGGCCTTGACGTCCCCCTTCGCAAGAACGGGCTGCCAGTGCCCCCGGCCGAGCTGCTGCAGGCGATCGACGACGCCCTCGCCGCCGGCAAGCGAGCCCGGCAGATCGCGGACGAGACCGGCGAGAAGCTGCCTCGCATTCAGGGCATCCTCTACCGGCGGAAGATCAAGGAATGGGAGCAACGGGCATGACCACCACCATCATCGTCATGCTGATCTGGGTTGGGCACCATGACGGCGGCCCCGCCACCATCCAGGGGTTCCGGTCTCTCGCGGCCTGCGAACGGGCAATCCCGGTTGTAATGGCCCCTGCCTGGCAGCGGTTTTCTTTCACGAAAACCGAAGCGAAAGGCGCGACCTGCGTTGAAATGAGGACAGAATGACAACCACTGACACCCCCGCGCTCCTGCCGCCGGACCCGAGCAGGCCGGGGCGGTATTGGCTTCGCGCGTCAAATGGGCTTGAAGTAATAGCGAATTTCCGCTGTGGCTCGTGGCTCGTGATGGGACAGCCGACCTATTACGGCGCGCGGTTCATTCGCGAACAGGGCTACACCCTCGCCAGCCCCCACCCCATCCCCGGCCCGGCCGCGTTGGAGGCTGTGTATGCGCTGGTGTCGGCGCTGGATGACGCGGCACGTATCTCCGACTTTGTTCTGGCGACAATTATCAGCGACAGGCTCCGCGCGGCCCTCGAAACGAAGGAGACGACATGACCACCATCACCGACCCACCGCGCACGGATGAAGTCTGGCGGGCGCGGAACGGAACCACGCGGACGGTCGTTGGCGTAGGAGAGGATGGCTATTGGGTCATGTATTCCAGGCCGGCACCAGCCCCGATCGAAGCCGTCACCACGTCGGGCCGCAAGTGGCATGAATGGGTGGAGCGTGAAGGCGCGACACGCATCAAAAAAGCATGGAGGGCGCCATGACCCCCGCCGACCTATCCCGCCTCGAAAGCCTCGCGCGGAAGGCGACGCCGGGGCCTTGGTTCCGGCCGATCGCGAATGACACGGCGGTCAGAAGCGATGATGTCGATATCGCGCAGACCGTGGGCGCCTACGAACTGGAATGGGAGCGCATGGAGGCAGACGCCGCCTACATCGCCGCCGCGAACCCCGCCGCCGTGCTGGCGTTGATTGAGAGGGTGCGGGAATTGGAGGGGAAACTTGAAGCCATTCGCGACGAGTGCGACGGCAAGGAAGATGCCGACGACGGGATACCGAATACCGCTATGCGGTGCATGATGATCGTAGAAGGGACGAACAAGCCATGACGCTTCTGGAATTTTGCGAGTTGTGCCAGTCGGAAGCGACGTTCGCTCACGACCACAAGCCCGACAACAGCGGCCTTGACGATGGGCCTCCACTTCCTTGGCGCGGACCACGGAAGAAGGCCGATCCGGTCCCGGCTGAGATTGCTGCCGATCGTCGCAAGCGAGCATGGGAAACGAGGCGCGCGAAGTGGGGGCAGCATGGGCACCGATAAGGATGAGAAAGCCATGACCGACGAAACCGGCGGGAAGCCGCGCCCATTCGACAAGATGCACGCCGGACTGATGGATGCGCTGGAATACGCCAAGGCGGACCCGATGACCCACGTCACCATCCCCACCGCCGCCCTCACCGAACTGCTCGCGGCGGCCGAGGAATGCGCGGATGACCTGTTCTATTTTCTCGACGGGGAACCTGTCGACGGCGAACGGGGGTTTGCAACCGTCCGCCGCCTCCGCGCGGCAGTGGCGCGGGTGAGGGGGGAGTGATGGACATGCGGGAGAAGATCGCGCGGGCAATGTTTGGCACGTCTGCGTCGCTGGCCAGTTGGGAAGAACTGTTGCCGGAAATTCAAGGCTTCTGGTTGGACCTTGCCGACGCCGCCCTGTCCGCGATGGAGGAACCGACAGAGGCGATGGTGGATGCGGGGACGCGCGCCTACGACGAAGGGGACGGGGAATATGGCATCTTCTGCGCCATGATCCGCAAGGCAAAGGAGCGGTGATGCGGTTGCGCTACCACCCACCCACTCGCGTAATCGAACTACCCGAAATTTTCGGGTAGTTGCCCCACACAAGCCGCACGGCGGCAGGGAGAGAGTATGAGCAACCTCACGCCATTCCAGCGCAGCCAGATCGCGATGATGGAGCGGGTCATCCGCTTCCTTGCGTCCGTAGATCCCGCTGATGCCGAGGCACTGATATCCGACATGCCGGCAGACCAGAAGGCCGCAATCATGAAGATTATGGCCGCGTCTCGTGCGGCCGTCGCGGAAGAGGCATCCGAACTTGTGAGCAATCCTCAATAGTTGCCGCACGGCGGCAGGGAGAGAGTATGACGGACCTATCAAGCCTGTCTAAGCATGCACTGGCCGCAGCAATGACAGGCGGAACCGAATCGTGGGGGGAGTGGGGATCGGCAGTGGATCATGTCCGATACATGGAAGCGAACACGTCCAAGCGGATGTGTCGGTGCGGATGCCGGAAGCGGGCCAATTGGTCCGGCCGTGCGAATGGCATCACGCTGACGATGGGTTGCGAACTGACCATCCGCCGCTGGGTCAAAACCGGGCATCGGTAAAACAGAAACCCCGCGAGCGCCTTGCGGCAGTCGCGGGGTCCTATTGTCCGGCGCCGTGTGATCCAGTGACGGCGGCCGGCTCATTGGCGCCGGGCCGGTCTATTTCAGAACCACACACCCAGCACGGCAGCACTCTCTACCGCGCTGACCGGCTCCATCCCGTATGCGCTCAGGTCTACCCCGATTGCCTCCGGTGGGGTTGTGGCGCGGACATGGAGATAGATGTAGGCCGGATCGCCGCACGCGGGACTGGTCTGCGGGTCGCCGTTCTCGTCCACGTATTCCACCGCCGCCCGCCCCCGCCGGCCGAGGAAGGCCGCATTCGTGAGGCTGGTCGGGTTGCCTGTGGCGTCGAGAGGGTCGCCCAGCATGTTGGTCGGGTGCTCCCCATCCAGCACGCCAGCCGCACGCAACGCGGCCAGGACAGCTACGGCCTGCGTCACATTCGCGACCAGGAACCGATACCGATAATCGTGATAGGTCATCCGATCCTCCGCATGGACACGCGTTGCAGGTGCCGCTCGCCGGCTGTTACGGCGGCAGTCGGCCACGCAAATGACCAGGACGTGCCGGTCACAGTAACCGTATCGGTGTATCGCGTGCCAGCCAACAATACAGACCCGCCGATCACATCGACTGAGTAGGTTCCCGACGGCACTGCCAGGGACAGAGCATCGACGGCGCGGGTGACGGCTGCGCCTGCGGTGCGAATAGGGGATGTGGCGAAGCCGCCAAGCTCCGCCTGCGACCACGCAATCCGAAGGGTGAAATCCAGGGTCCCGCCTGAGCTGAATATAGGCTGGATGGCTGGAACTACACGTTCAACACTCGCCCCGCCAGCCAGTGTGCCTGAGAACGAGAACCTCTTTGCCTCAAATGTCAATGATGGGGCTATATCCGACCCATACAGCACCGAAACGTAAACACCCGCTGCCGTGTGGGTCAGCATCGCGGGATAAATCCAGGTAATGCCGGTCAAGCTGCCAGCACGCAGCCCAACGGAAATGGAGTTAGACCACGCCTGCCCGCTTGCAGCAACGATTTGAGTTAGCGTGTCGAACCGGAATATCAAATTTGTTCCGACTGTGGTCCCAGACACCCTGATGTCGATATATTCCTCTCCGATTGCGGTGGTCCCTAGCGCCTGCACGGCATAGGACAAGCCACCCGGGAGAGACGCGGCCCAGTTTGTCGGCAACGTCCCCGGGGTTCCGACCGCCGCCCCGACCATTGTGTTGTTGCGAACACCGTTTTCACGGGCAGGCTCAATCAGCAATCCGCGCAATGATCCCGTTGTCGGGTCGTAATCGTAACGCAACCCGTTCGTGCCGATCGTCTCCCACGATCCAGCCGGATTGACCCTCATTCCGTCACTCGCCCGCGTGAAATCCCACACGCGCGATCCGTCGCCCATGAAGCTCCATGCGACCCGGTTGGACAGGATGATATCTCGGACGGCCGGCGTCATTACAGCACCACCGCATGAAGACGGACCTGACGCGCGACAGCCGCAGCAGTGTGTGCTCCGGCAGTGACCAGGACGCCGTAGATGCTGGTGCCGGCCAACCTCATGTCGAAGTCGATATACTGCGCCTTGACGTAGAGCGCCGCGCCCCAATCGACCGGCGTGCCGAGGGCAATCGACCCTAGGTAGGACGCCAGATCGCCGCTCGCCAGCGTCCAGGCGTCGTTGTCAGCCTGCGCTGACGGGGGCGTGACGCTGTAGAGGTGCAGGGTGTAGCTGGTCTGGCCGCCCGGGACGCTGGTCACGTCGATCTTGAGCGTGGTCGTCAGGATGCGGAGCAGGGATGCGCTCGGGATCGCGCTACCATCGGCGAACGTGAACGCAAGCGCCTGCGCGACGCCCATCAGATCGCCAGCGCCATAGGCAGCCGCCGCCGGGGTGAAGGAGGCGGAGGCGGATACTCCTGACGCGCCGACCAGCAGCGCGCCGGAAGCCGCCACCGCCATCCCAGCGACCAGACCAGCCGGCGTCTTGCCGCCGATCACCATGACGTCTTCACCGCTCGGATCGGCGGATGGCGTTGAGCCAACGGGGCGAATGGGTCCGGCCATGACGATGTGCTCCTTGTTCTCGGGTTGTTGGTGCGGCCCCTATCGGGCAGGGGGGCCGCCCATCATGTTCTCCGCGCCGCGGCGGAACTGGTCAATCTGCGGCCTCAGATGCTTCGGCGCCTCCTCCAGCATCCTCCAGCCAGCCGGCATGTTGGCCGTGCCCACGGCGTCGGACACCTGCTTTCTCGTGATCGGATGCCCTTCCCCGTTCGCCTTGGCGATGATTTCTCCCGCCCGGCGATAGTCCTTGTTCCGAACCGCCTGGATGATATCGGCCATGTAGGCGGCTCGGTCGCGACGGTATTCCTCGATCGTCTGGGCAGTCTGCCGCATGCCGCTCCGCAGCGCCGTGACGCCTGGTGGCGTGAAGTTGAACGCCGCCCCCAGCAGTTGCAGGTTCGTCGGCTCATAGAGCAGCTTGCCCTGGCGCCTCCAGTCCGTCCATGCGGACTTCCCATCACCCAGCGCGTCGATGAACCCCCGCGATCCGATCGTCATGCCGTTGGCGGCTGCTTCCAGCGCCTTGAGCGGGTTCAGCCCTGGCGATAGCGCGGCCAGGCGGTCGACCAGACCAGCGTTCTTGGCCGCGGCCTGCTGCTGCGCTGCCACCTTGCTCCACCAGGGGCCTGACAGATCTGACATGGCTTCCGGTAGCGCGCCGACACCGAGCCCGACCGACTGCGAGATATCGGTGTAGAGCGCCGGCAGGCCTCGGGCGAACACCGTTGCCGTGTTGGCCGTCCAGCCGCCGACCGCCTGCCATTCCAGGACGGTCTGTTCGATGGCGCCTTGCGGGCTCCAGCCGTTGGTCAGCAGCTTGACGCCGGCGTTCATGACCTGGAAGCCCGGCAGCGCCAGCGCGCCACCCAGAACAGCCATCATGGCGACCGTCTTTGCCACCTTCGCCGCCGGGATGGAAAATACCCGCGCGATCAGTTGGAACAGGAAGTTCTTGAACTGACCAGGCATGCGCGCCCACTGCTGGCGCAAAATCTCAGGCTTGTTCGCGTTGCCCATGTGGAACTGCGTGTCGCGCACCACCTTGGTTGCCTGCTCGAAGGCGTCCCGCGGAGTGTGCCCGGCATCGGTCGCGCGGGCATAGCCACCGAAGAAAGCGACGGCCCGGTTGATGTTTTCAGCCGACTGGAAAGCCCACATGCTGAACTTCGCCAGCTTGCTCTCATGCTCGGCCAGCACCGGACCGGCTTCCGTGATGCGATAGAGCGTCTGGATCCCGGCCCGCTCCATCAGCCTGGTGTCGGACGTCGACTGTCCGCGCATGGCGGCCCAGGTCGCCGCGGCAGCCCGGTTCATGCCCCGCAGCGTGTACTTCAACCCGATTTCCGGGTAGGTGTTCACTGCGGTCTGCATCAGGTTGACCAGGGCGGATTTGATGTTGATCACCATGCCAAGCAGCATGTGCGCCATGCCGGTTGTCATGTGCGACGTGAACTGCCGGAACGGGAAGTCGGTGTAATGCTCGGGCGGCTGCCAGGGCACCGCCTTGCCGGTCAGGGTCTTGTACATCTGGTATCCGGCATACCCGCCGAATGCCGCGGAAATCAGCGGCGAGGCAGCGCCGGCAACGCCGAAGATGCCGGTGACGCTGGCCAGCGCGGTGCCAGCCAGGCCGGTCATCAGCACCGTTGCCGGCACCGGGAACCGGCGCAGGGCGGCGTCGATGGTTTCCTCGAACCCCTGCTTGCGGCCCATGACGTCATCCAGCCAGGACGCGAACGCCCGTTGCAGGGTCTTCCGCTCCTGCGTGACGATCCGATACGGCCCGATCCCCGCCTTCTCCATCGCCGTGATCGCCTGGAATTTCAGCTTGTCCATGGTGACATAGCGCACGGTCTGCCCGATGTGCGTCCGCATCACCCGGTCCATTTCCCGGGAGTAGCCCTCGGCACCTTCACGGTGCAGGCCTGGGCCATACATGCGCCTGCGGTTCTGCCGCCGGGCTACACCGGTCAGGATTTCATCGAGCGCCGGCCCGCGCAGCTCGACCTTTGACGCCAGGTTGCGCGCCAAGCGACCGAACGCCGCGTCCGATACCGTCGTGCCCTCGATGCCGACAGGCCACTGGATCTGCTTCGGCGCGATCAGCATTTCAGCGTCCGGGTTCTCGGCCTTGTAGGCAACGGCCGCGTCGATCGCCTCCTCGCGCGTGTTGTAGAAACCCTGGTCGGATGTGATCTCCGTTTTCTCGCGCTCGCCGGTCTCGGGATCTTCCTCGCCCAGCACCCACAGCCGCCAGGAGCCGTAGAACTTGTGTGGGACGTAACCCTTGACCCGCCCGCGCACGCCCGAGGCGTTCAGGCGAGCCTCCAGCGCGTCGATGTTGTCCTGCATGTCCGAAATCCGGGCCTGGATATCGGGGTCCTGCGCGCGCATGGCGCGGAGCTGGACGTTGATCGCCTGGATGGCCGCGGAGTCGACCGCCGGGTTTTTGCTCTTGCCGCGTGCAATGCGCCTGGTGAGCGTGGCACGCCGGCGATAGAGCCGGCCGGCCTCCGATCCGGGAACCTTGGCGTGATCCAGGATGCGCTCCAGCGCGTCGATCAGCCTCTGCTTCTCGGCGCGAACCTTGGGCATCATGTATCGACGGTGGTTGTCCACCAGCCGCGCCTGGGCCTCCAGTAGCTTGTGGAACGACATGAAGGCCTCGGCCTCGGCGTCGTCCAGGTCAAACTCGTTGAACAGGTCCGCCCTGGCATCGGCGTCGGCAATGTCCACCTGGTCGGCGTCACCCGCCCATAGCGCCTCTGTCACCTTGTCGAAGCTGCCTTCGGCGTCGTCGAGCGTCTTGCGGATCTGGTCATAGCGATGCACCAGCCTGGTGATCCACCGGCTTTGCAGTTCCTCCGCGCGAATCCCCGCCGCGATCACGGGGGCCAGTTCCGTATGCTGGAACACCAGCGTCGGCGTCTTGAACGGCGCCGTCAGGCTGGAAATGTCGCGCCGCTCAAGCGGCTGTTCGACCGTCACGCCATCCGGGACCTTGGTGCCGCTCCACAGCTTGGAGACAGCCGCATCGGTCGCCCGCTTGGTCCGCGCCGCCGCCTCCGCCAGCATCCGCTTCAACTCAGGAGACATGCCCGCCATGAGGCTGACGTCCCCTTCATCGGTGGGCAGTGTCAGGGCGCGCTCCAGTTCCGCCGCACGGCGGTCCTGCTCGGCCATATCCTGCGGGCCGCGGGGTGCCATGCGCGCCGTGGCGCGTGACCCTACCCGACCAGCCGTCGTCCTCTCGAAGACACCTTCGGCGGTCCGCAGCCCGCGGCCTTCCAGCGCGTTGCGGAAAGCACCCAGGAACCGCTGCGTCTTCTGCCAGGCCCGGCCCAGCACGCCACCGGTCGGAGCGTCCTTGTCGCCCCGGCTGGCAGAGGCGAAGGCCTCGGCAATCGCCTCCTCGATCTGGCGATCTTCCGGCAGGTTCGGATACCGCTTTGCCACATCGAAGCGTTCAACCCAGCCCTGCCGCCGGGCGGCCGCCTCCAGCGTCTTCCATTCCCCCGGGGAGAACAGTCCGAGGTTCCGCAGGACGTGGATGCTCTCGTGATGCAGGTTCCAGTGGAATCGCTCCGCCCGCGGCGCCTCGGCCACGCGCATGAGCCCGCCCATGGCGAACCCGCCGATATCGGCGCCTGCGTTCGTCGACATGCCGGCCTGTGCCGTCATCGTGCGGGGGATCGTCTGCACCCGGCCCTTGGGCCCGACGATCTTCTGCACGGCTTCGATAGAGGCTTGGGTTACGGCCGGATCGGTGGGGGCGATCGGCTCACTCTCGACGCTCTCCCAGCCTGACAGCGCCCGCGCCTGTTCTGGCGTCTGGCCGGCGGACAGCATGGGCTGGATGAACTCGCCCGTGTCGTCGAGCGTCATCGTCCATTTCAGGGAGAACGCTACCGCCTTGTCCGGGTCCTTGAGCGCGTCCGAGAAAGACGTTCCGGCCAGTTGAGCGGTTACGATCGCGAGGCGCTCGCGCTTGGCGTCCAGATCGGCAGCCTTCGCCCACGGCTTCCCCACCTGCTCGCGCAATTCGGGGATGCGCTTCCCAGCCGTCGCGGCGTGTGAGCGGACCTCGTCGGCCGTGCCCTTGAAGTCTACCAACCGCGTCCGGTTCAGCAAAACATCCAGGCCACCGCGGATCATGCCGACCCTTACCTCGTGGCCCTCATTGTCCGACCAGTACGGGATCATCGTGCGGCCTGATTTCTCCTCCTTCAGAGAAAAGGCATACTCGGTAGTCGGATTGCGTCTGAAACTGCTGTGCCGCGCGTCGACCTCAACCGGCATGCCGTTGATCGTGATGCCATCGACAGTCATCCCCCGGCTTATGTGGGCATCAAAGGCCGCCACGACGTCCACGGCCAGGACGCCAACGTCGATGTAGCTCTTGCCCTTGAAGGTCGCCTGGAAGTCCTCGGTCCCGAACGCCTGCGCGATCGCCCGATCAATGTTCGCCTGGGTTGTGTGCTTCTCGCCCCCGATCTCGATCGAATAGCGCGCCTTCTCGTCACCAGCCCTCTGGCGGACGATTGCGGCATCTGCGGCAGCCTTTGCCGACGTCCGGCTCCTGACAGTGCCCCCCTCGACGGTGGTGCTGCGCTTGTTGCTCGCTTCCCGCGCGTCTTCGATGCCCTTCTTCAATTCCGCATCGAATGCTTCGTACCACGCCGCCGTTGCCGGTGCGTCCGCCACTGCCTTCTCGGCGGTGGCCAGTTCATCCCTCATGGCGGCCTGGGACTTGGTATAGGCGCGCTGCTGGATCTCCAGCTTCTGGATGTCGCCATCCAGCGTCACGCGCTCCACCATCAGCGGGTTTCCGGTCGCACGCGCCGCCATCTCGGCCATGCTTTCCGCCTCGGTGTCCTCGAACTCCATCATGAAGGAGCCGTCGTACTTGCGGATGCCGTTGATCGTCTTGAGCTTGCCCGCATTGAGCGACCACATTTTCGCGTCGGTGGTCATCTCGGTGGCGTAGGCGATGATCTCTACGGCGAAGTCGTCGCCGTATTTCTTCAACAGCAGGTTGCCCTGGCGGATGATGCGGCCTTCGCGCTGCTCGATGTCGGACGGCTTCCACGTCACGTCGACATGGTGCAAGCCGACAAGCCGGTCCTGCACGTTCGTCCCGGCGCCCATCCGCTGCGTCGATCCGATCAATACCCGGATCTTGCCCGACCGCACCTGCGAGAACAGCGCCTTTTTCTGTTCGTCGGTCCCGGCCTCCTGGATGAACCTGATCTCGTCAGCCGGAATACCTTGCTGCACAAGCTGCTTCTTGATCTCCGCATAGGCGTTCCAGCCGCCGGCCAGTGCATCACGCAGCGCCTCGACCTCGGATGCGTTGAACTTCTCCAGCTTGTCCGCGGCGACGCCCTGGGCCTTCTCGTCCTGGTCCTCTATCGCCTTCTGCATCGCAGCGCGGGCCGCGTCATAGGCCTGAACGATCTTGTCGTCGCCCTTGGACGTGGGCACCGATCGATCCAGGAAGATCACCTGCGTCCCCAGGTCCTTCTCCCACTCTCGGTAGATGCGCGTGACGTTCTTGACCACGGCGCCGATCTTGCCCGTGCCGTCCTGCACCCTGGTCCTGGGATTGATCGCGCGCGCATCGAGCGACACCTTCCGCCCGCGATCCATGAGCCGGAACATTTCGGCGGACCGTTCCTTCGGGTCCCTGATGTCTTTCAGTCCCTCGAACCCTACCACCAGGTCCCGCAGGATGGCCCGCTGCTCAGGCGTCGGCGCGATCGTGATCTGCTCGCGTTCGTCCCCATTGCGGCGATCTGACAGCACATCCGGGACCGGGAACTTCTGGCCCGGATTGTCCTCCGCAAATACCTCCTTCAAGTCCTGCAAGGTCACGGCATCCGTGACCGAATAGTACAGGTCCATGAGGGACTTCATGTTCATCCACTCGCGGCCGAGGCGGGTGACCTCCTTCATGCCGCCAGCCTCGGTCGGCTCCCACGCCGAGGCATAAGCCACGAACATCGACCGCCAGGCGTCGAAGTTGTCCAGGCCAAGCTCTTTCAGTTCCTTCGGCGCCAGGTTCTTGAGGACCAGATACATTTCCGAGGCGGAATTGCTGATCGGCGTGCCCGTCAGGAACGCAACCGACGAACCCGGCCGCTCGCGCAGCGACCGCAGTTTCAGATGCAGGTCCATGGCCTTGTTCGACCCGGCCTTGTTCCCCATGCCTGATACATTGGTCAGGCGGGATGAATAGGACAGGTTCTTGAACTCGTGCGCCTCGTCGATGGTCAGATCGTCGATGCCCATTTCCTCGAACGTCAGCAGCCGATCCCGGTTGCCATCGCGCAGCTTTGCCAACCGAGCCTCAATCTTGGCGATCAGACGCTCCGCCTCGGCCACGCCGAATGGCTTACCCCAGCCGCCTTCTCCGCTTGCCGCCGCGGCTTCCTCCGCCTCTATGGCTGCGGCCATCGCGTCGGCCAGTTCCTCCATGAGGAAGCGTTCTTCGGTCGCCTGGTCCAGATCGATGAACCCGAACGAACTGTGCCCGATGATGACCATGTCATAGTCAGCGGACGCGATCTTCGCGAACAGCCGGCGGCGGTTCTTGCGGTCAAAGTCGGCCTCGCCCGCCACCAGGATCTTCGCCCCGGGATAGAGCTTGGCAACATCGCCGCCCCACTGCTCGGTCAGATGCTTGGGCACCACGACCAGGGCCTTGCGCGTCAGACCCATGCGCCGGCGTTCCATGATCCGGGCGATGGCAACGAACGTCTTGCCCGCGCCGACGACATGGTCATAGAGCACCACCGGATCGGTGACGCCTCGCCAGATGGCATTCATCTGGTGACGGCGCATCTTGATCATGCTGTCCGGGACCTTGCCCGGCAGCGTCAGATGCGATCCGTCCCGTTGGCGCAGGACACGGGTGTTGAACTTCTCGTTGAACACCTTGACCAGCCTTTGCCGCCGATCGTCGTCGCTATATGCCCAATCCAGGAACTCGTTGAAGATCTCGGCCGCCTTGGCTTCCGTCTCGGCCGTGGCTTCTTCCGCGAAGATCAAATTATCATCCTGGTCCCTATAGGTCACTCGCATCGACTGCGAGTTGAGCAGCCGGCTGACGATATCGTCCGTCTTTCGTGCGCGAGCAACGCTGGTCGACCACTGCACCTTCGCCGTGCCATCGGCCATCACCGAGAAGCTGTTGGTCTTCTCGCTGTACAGCACGGTGGCATGGTCATAGCCGAGCGACATGAGGAAGTCGGCGTAGATATCGGGCGGTATCCACCCGCTACCGATGTTCGGCGTGATCTGCCCGGCGTTCCAGTCCTCGGGCATGACCCCTTCCAGGGCCTTCACGTTCGCCTCCAGGCGGGCGTCCCTGGCGGCGTTCAGCTTGCGCCGCACCTGCCCAGACAGATAGCCGTCCTTCGGCTCCCACAGGTTCGTCTCGGGATCGAAGAACGCCAGCGGCGAGGCGCCCCCGGAAATGGCCTTCTCCGCGCCCGCGGCATCCGTGCCCAGCAATTCCGCCAGGCGGTCCAGGTCCAGCACCCCGCGCTCGCTCAACACCAATGCGATGGCGTCGGACGGACTATCCGCCTTCTCCGCCATCTTCGGGGGCGACGTGACCCGGCGGCTCATGATCGCCGCCTTGGTATACTTCGGGTCCTCTCGGGTCCCCACGTTCTCCTCCACCGAGAGGATCAACGCGCCGTCGGGCATGGTCGTGGCGATAGCGATGGATTTGGCGTTGTGCAGCAGGCCATGCTTCTTCACGAAGGCGTCATAGGCCTTGTTCAGCTTCTCCCGGTTGGCGGTCAGCATTCGGTCGGGTGAGTCCTGCGTCTCCAAGGACAACTGCGTTTTCAGCAGTTCCCGGATGGGCAGCATGTCGGTCATCATTTCGATGCGCTCGGCGCCCCACTTGTCCCTGGTCGGGATGTCGGCGGTGGTGGCGTATGTCGTCGTGACCTTCTGGTTGTAGCGGGTCGGCTTGCCGTCGGCGTCCAGCACCTTCAGCGGCTTCTTGTCCGGCCCCTTTCGGTCCTGGGTCCGCTCCCACTTGCCGTCTCGCGTGTAGCTGTACTCGGGATTGAACGGCGTGTCGGCGGTCAGCGGGATCTCGCGCATCAGGGGCTTGCCGCCGCCGTAGACGGACACCACAACCTTGAGCCCGCCCTTGTCGGTGCGCGTGACGGCACCGACCTCCGCCCGATCGACGGCCAGGCGCATGGCGTCGGCCATCAGGTTGAACTGCTCCAGCGTCCTTTCCGCGATGTCGTCCCGCGGCCGCCCTGACGGCAGGCGTGCGATGGCCTTTGCCAGCATCGGCTCAAACTGCGCCGGGTCATCCAAGGTCACATTCAGCGCGGGGTCAGAACCATACATCGTGCCCGCCGCGGTGATCTTGCCGATGACCATGTCCGGTCGGCGGATGAAGTACTGGTTGGCGTTGATCATCGCATCAGACCCGGACGGATCCCGGGTTGCCTCCGCGACGGTCCATGCCTCGATTTCGGCCTTGATCCGCGTGTAGAGCGCGTCCGGTTCCTTCGGCGCCTTACCCCCGGCTAGTTCAACGGCGACCTGTTGCGCGACAGATGCCTCCTCCCCGCTCCGCTTGCGGAAGAACAGGATGTCAGTCACGACCTCGGTGCCGGCATTCTCCTTGAACGCCGTGTCAGGCAACCGGATTGCCCCGACAAGGTCGGCTCGCTTGGCCAGTTCAAGGCGGTTGCTGCGGTCAAGCGCGTCCATCAGGAAGTGCGACACGACCATGGCCACCAGACCGCCTTCCTCGACGGCATCAAGCGATGCCTGGAAGAACTGGTTGTGGATGGTCTTCCGGTTGACCTCGGGGTTGTAGCGGAAATACAGGCTCTCGTTGCCGAACGGCGGATTGCCGATCGCCAGGGCAAACTGGTTGCGAGGCAGCGGCACGCTCTGAATACCCGAGTGCAGCACCGAGGCGTTGGGATACAGGTTCTTGGCGATGCGCGCGGTGAGGCTGTCATATTCGACCGCCAGCACCTTGGACGTGCCGCGCAGTTCCTGCGGCATCAGGCCGAGGAAGTTGCCGGTCCCGACCGACGGCTCCAGCACCGCGCCGCCGGTGAAGCCCAGCCGCTGCACGCCAGACCAGATGGCCTCAACGACCGCCTGGCTGGTGTAGTGCGCCGCCCTGGTCGACGCGCGGGCCGCGCGCAGTTCCGGCGCCGTCAGCAGTTCTTCAAGCTCGGCTACCCGCTTCTCCCAGCCCTTCGCGACGCCCTCGCCTTCCCCCGAGCCGGCGACACGAAAGGCGTTCTTCAAGCCGCCCCAGCCGACATACCGGGCAAGGACGCGCTGTTCGTCCGGCGTCGCGCGCCGGTTCTCGTCCTCGATCTTCTTGAGCGTCTTGATGGCCGCGACGTTGTCCCGGTACTTCTCGCCCTCTGAGCCCTTCCCAAGCTCCAGGCTGTCATCGATGACGAAATCGATCGCCGGGATGTTGCCAGACGATGCGTCCTCAAGCGGCGGGGCAGCGTCGGGTTCCGGCGGCGGCTTGGCGGCCTTCTGCTTGGCTGCGGCCTTCTCCTTCTTCGGCCGCGGGGCCTTCGGCGCTACGCCAGTTCCGGTTCCGGCGTCAGGTAGATCAGTTCCCGTAGAACCATCTCCTCCGCCTCGAACTGTTGCATCCCCGCCTGCATCAGTTCCGACACCTGCCGTGCTGCTTCCTTGCTCGCCGCCTGCACTTCCTGATCCAGCGTCCCCGACCGGAGCATCTCCGCCACCATCTTCGGGCGCCACTGCTTCCAGTGTTTCAGGGCTGTCTCCGTATACTGTAGGCCCAGCATTCTCCAGTTCCTCCTGCGTCATGTATTCGGGCGAGCGTTCCCTAACCGTGATGCCGCCTGCCGGGTTAATCGAGACCGGCTCCGTCACCCGGATACCGTCCTCGGTGTAGGAGCGAACGCCGCGGCCGTCCTCGAATAGAGGATTGTCGTAGAAGTTGGTGCCGATCCGCGTCCATTCCAGCCGAGGCGGGGTAGCGGGCGCCGGGGGCGCAAGGGCAGGCTGCGGCGCCGGCGGCTTGCCTACACCCGCTCCTGGGGCTTCAACGGTTTCGACGGCCGGCCGCCCCTGTTCCCCTGGTCCCTGAACGCTGGGGCTGGGGCTTGGGGCGCTCGGCTCGGGATCCCGTCGGGGGCCCCGGTCGGGTTCGGTGGTGACGGTCGGCCGGCCTTGATTGTCGGCAGGCCGTGGCCGAGCGACCGGAGGACGCTGCCCGCCGCCGTCTCCAGCCTCGCCGCCAGGTTCCTGGCCTGCGCCCTCTGCTGTGGTCTCAGGCCGGGTTGGCGGTTCGCTCGCATCCGCAGGCGCTTGGCCGCCATTGTCGCCGTCGCCACCGCTTCGTGTGGATCCTCCATCTTGTTCCTCCTCGATCGTCACCGGGATCTGCACCTGATCCCATGCGTCGTTGCTGCCCGGCGTGCCCTGCGCGGCCAGGTCCATCTCCAGCAGCTCGGCTTCGACCATCAACTGCTGGATCGGCTCGGGTTCTGGCTCCGGTGGGACTGGTGCCGGCCCGGCTGGCGCATCCACCGATGCGGGGATTCCCATATCGGTCGGGGCTGGTCCCGGCATGTCCGACACTGGTTCTGGCGTGCCAGCCGGCTGTGTCGCCGGCGGCTGATAGCGCAGGGGATCGGTGGTGTTTCCGCGTCGGGCCCAGCGGATGAACTGCGGCCAGCCCATGTCCGACACGGCGCCCATGCGAGACTGGCCGGACCCGTTGGAGAAGCCAGCGCGATATGCCGTCTCGGCAGCCTGGCGCGTCGGATACCCGATCATCGCCTTGTGTTCGTCGAACTGGCCCGTCTTTGGGTCGATCTGATCGACGATCCAGACCGGGTGCTGGTTTGCCTCATGCGCGCTGGGACCGAGGTAGACGTCAACCGGATCGCCGTCGGCGCCCTTGCTGCGCTTGATCTCGCCATAGTCGCCGGGCATCACCGTCGTCCACGGCTTGCCGTCCGGGTCGATGCCGTGCCGCTCTCCGCCCGCCGGCGTCTCGATCGCGATGTCGAGACCGTGCAGCTTGGCGTGGACCTTCTGGTAATTGCCGGCCGCGGCCTGATCTGGCGTCGGCGGCTTGGCGATCAGGGGCGCCACGGCCGCAAGGTCGTTTGGCTGAACCACGTTGATTGGTGACGCCTTCGTCCCGTCGCCATCGCGCAGCGCGTCGGACCAGTCGACGTCCTGGGCTAGTCCCTCGGCGTCGGTGATCCACTTGTCCAGGTCGGCTTGCGTCGGCACGTCCAGCACCGAGCCGACCGGATCCCCGGCAGGATCAAACAGCGTCCACTCGCCGCCCGGCTGCTCCTGAATTGTGAAGCCTTCGGGGAGGCGCGAACGGGCATCATCCACCGCGCCGGTCTGCTGCGCCGCAATCTCGGCCGCGATCTCCTCATTCGGCCGCGGGTCGTTCAGCATGTTGCCGAGGCTTGTCTTGCGCGCGGCGATGGTTGCGGCCGTGTTGATCGGAAGCATCAGGCCTTCAAACACCTGCCGCACGCGCGCCATGAACGCATCCGGCGTCATGCCCGGCGTGCCCGGCGGCGCCTTTTGCATCGTCTCCTTGACGGCTTGGTCCAGCACTACCGCCAGTTCCGCGTCCGGGACATGAGGGTACGTCTGGCGGCGCTCGGCCGCTGGCATCATCGCATCCAAGGCCGCTACGGGAGAGACCGGCGGCGCGACGGGCTCCGCAACCATGACCGGCGACTGTTGCTGCGGACGGGGCGCGGCCGATGGCGCTGCGGGGGCGGTTGGCGCCGGCTCGACGGGGCGAGGGGCCGCCGGCGGCGGCGTGCCTTCGTTGGTCTGCTGGAGAACTTCACCCCATGTGGTCGGAAGCGGCCCTGCCGGGCGAGGCGCCCCCGGAGAACCCGGCGGACTGCCAGGGGCCGGACCGCTCGGCATGGGCGAGTCCGGCCCGGTCAGCCGGAGCGTGCCTGGGCCGGAAGGGCCACGGGCAACAGGCGCGGCGCGCGGCGGCGCCGGAATGGACGGCCCGCCCATGAACGCTTCCGGCATGGCCGCAACATCGCGCCCAAGCTGTGGATTGCCGAACTCGTCGAACAACTGCTGAACGCCGGCCTGCGCGCCACGGAACAGGCCTGCGCCGGCACGGGCCGCCAGATCGACGCCGGCGCCGAGCGTCGCAATCGGGTAGGCGATCGGCCCCCACTCTTGAACCGCGCGAGCCTGTTCCTCGCGCGATAGGTTGATGACGCCGCCTTCCCGGAACCCCTGGACGCCACCGCGCATGGCCGACTCCAGCACGCGCCCTGGAGCCGCGTTCACCGAGTCCATAAACGACGGCGCCGGTTCATCCGGCGTGATCCAGTCATCGACCTCGGGCATTGCTGGAGCTGCTGCGGCCATCGGCTCCGCTGGCGTGATCCAGTCGTCCACTTCGGTCGGCGAGGCCGGGGGCGGCGCTGCCTGCTGGCCAGCGATCATGGCTTCAACGCGAGGGCGCCAGTCGCTCATTACAAGGGGTTCCCGTTCTGGTCATACATGCGGCCCGTCGGATCGCGCCAACGGCCAAGCGTCGGGCTGAACTGACTGCCACGGGGGACGCTCGGCGGCCTAGGCGGGGCCTGCGGTTGAGCCTGGGGCGACGGCGTTTCACCTGGCACAAACCCAGCCGGCGGACCGGATGGCGGCGGCATTGGCGCAGGGGCCGGTGCGGGAGGCGCGGCGGCAGGTGCGGCCGGCGCTACCGGTGCGGCCGGCGGCGTCGCCGTGATGGTGCCAAGCGCCCCGGTCTGGGGCGGGGCTCCGGGCGCTGGCGCTGCCGCAGTCGGTGTCGAAATCAGATCCCGGACTTCGGCCAGGCGCCTCCGCTTCTCCTGCGCCTTCTGTTCAGGCGTCATTTCAGCGAGCCGGAAATCCCCCTCAACGTCGCTCGATATTTTCTGAGCGATATTCGCCAAAGAGTTGCCCGACGGGGTGGCTCCTGCTGCCATCGCTGCCGCATCGCGCGGACTGAACCCCGCGGAAACCAGCATCTTCTCCTTCACCTGGATGGCAAGCTGCCGCCCGCCTCCAGCGGCACCAGCAGGCTTGGGCGACCTGGTAACGTCCCCTCCGCCTTCCCATTGCATCGGCCGCGCAACACCATCGGGACCGACGATCATGCCCTGTTCGGTCCCGTCCGGGTTCCGCGACCACTGTATGTTGGGCCTGACAGGCTTCTCAGGACGAACCACCTGTTCGCCGGCGCCGTCCAGGATCGGGGTGGCGTTGCCGTAGGCATCAACCATCATGGCTACGGATTTGCCGTCCGGCCCCACGGAATAGAGCACTTTTCCCCCGGTCATGCCCTGCCTCGCTGGCACGCCCGCTTGATTGATCGCCTCCACCGCATCGCCGGTTTGCAGGTAGGACTGCACGAACCGGGCGGCGCCGGCCTTGTCCGTGCCATAGAGCCGCGTCGCCATCGTCGTGGCATCGCCCAGCCGCTTGAGCGCCCCGGTGTTGTTCATGACCTCGGGGGGAAGCTGGATCCCGCTCTGATCGGCATAGTACTTGCCGGCATCGACGTCACCGCGGGCGAACGCCTCCATCGCCATTTTCTGGTAACCGTCCCGGCGGGCCTGATCCTGCTGCGTCAATCGGTCCGTGCGGGTGGTGTCCCAATTCCCCTGCTGGCGCTGCTGCTCGGCCTGCCGGTCAGCCCGGGTGATGCTCTTGTCGATCTGCTGGCCCTGCTGCTGGAGCGTTTGCAGTCCGACCGTGCTTCCACCCGGCGTCGCCGCCACGCGCCGGATGATCGGGGAATAGTCGATCCCGCTCAGGCCAGGCCCTGGTGTCGGCTGCGCTGCCGGCGCGCCACCCACTTTCTGCAGGTACTGCGACACGTTCGTCCGGTTCGCGTCCGCCGGGTTGGCGGTCCCGCCCGACCGAAGATACCTCTCCGCGCCCGTCGGTCCGGCAAAGTGCATCGCCGAATACAGGTCCTCGCGCGTGATCGTTCGTCCACCTACATTCTGCCCGACGTACTTATCGAGCCCGCGCGCCGCGATCTCCCTGTCCAGGTTCTTCTGGTGGATCTCGAACGCCGTGTCCTGCGCGCCGCCGTCCGCCAGGAACTGCGCGTGCGACATGACCCGACCATCCGGGAGGCTGATCGTCCCCTTCCACTGGTTGGTTTTCAGGTCTTCGCCTGGGAGCGGATCGTAAATGCCGGCGGCATTCAGCGCCGCGGTGCCGAACTGGTACTTGCCCGAGAAGCCCTGCTTGTTCACCGCGGTCCCGGTCGGGTCTTCCACGGACTGGATGCGGGACCGGAAGGTGGTCCGATCGTCGGGGCTGACAAGCGGCCTGGCTGGTGCGGGGGCGGCCGGCGCTGGCTGTTGCGGCTGCGCCGTGATCTCCTGCAACCCACCGCGCACGGCTTCATCAACCGCGCGCTGTTCGTCACGCTTCCGGGCTTCATCCTGCTGGCGGCGCTGCCTGTCGAGGGTGTCGGTCTGCTGATCGAACGCCCGGCCGGCCATGTTCGACGTGATGAACCCCAGGCTACCGCTCATGGTCTCAGACTCCCCAGGAACTGCCAGGGGACGAATACCGCCGCTGGTCCGCAATGATTGCCCCAAGCTGGCCGACCGTGTCACCCAGCACGTTGGCCGTGGACGTCGTGGCGTTTGCCCCGATTGCCCCGGTGGTGCGCGCCGCGTCCGCCGCCGACTGTCCGGTTTGGGCGGTCAGCGATCCGGCCGACTGCCCGCCGCTGGTAATCGAGCTGGCCAGGTTGTTGCCGACCATCATGTTGGCGTTTGCCTTGGCGCCGCCGGTCTGTAGCTCGCCGGCCGCCATGGTCCCGCGGGCCGAGTCCGCCACGCCTTGCGCGCGTCGCAGCTCCTGCCGGGTATCCGCGTCGTTGCCAGCCGCGGCTGCCGCCCGATACCGGCGCTCCTGGTCCATGAGCGTCCCGATGCCAGCCCGCCCAGCGCCGCGCATGCCGGTGGCAGACAGAGAGGCGAGCCCCGACCGGCGAAGGTCCTCAAGCCCGATCTGCTGCTGGTCCGTCAGGCCGCGATGCTGCTGGAGCACCTGCGGGTTCGGCGTGAGCAACGGGTTCAGCGTCGTCTTGAACGATCCAAGGCCTGCATCGATGTCAGCGAGCCCGCGATCGGACCGCTGAACCATGACGTCGCGCGCCTCCTTGTTCGCCGCGAGGATCTTGTCGAGCGCCGCCGCGTTGGCCGCCGCCTGAATGGCCGCCGCTTGGTTGGCGCCGGCCTGGGCTTGGTTGCTGGCCAGGATGTTGCCGCCGGCACCGAGCGCGCCGCCGACCAGGCGGGTAATGCCTGACGTGCCGCCGAGGGCATTGGTCAGGCTGCCCCACCAGGAACTGTCGCCACCGCTCGCCAGGTCAAAGCTGCCAGTGTCGACCGCGCTGCCCCAATCCCAACCGCTGGTATCGACGCTGGCGGCCGGGATCGAGTCGGCAATCGAGCCCGCGTCCCAGCCCGAAAAAATGTCCGCGAACCAATCACTCATGATCGCTTCCTCCCGGTCAACGCTGCATCGGGTGCGTCGACGGCGACGGCGGACCACCCATCGCCGTGACGCTACCGAGCCCGCCGGCACCAGCCGCGCCAGGTGCCCCCATCATGGGACTTCCGCCCATACCGGGAAACGCCGGATCAGGCATTACCTCGCCCGGCTGCCCGGCGCCCCCTTGGATCTCCTGCAAGATCGGCAGGAACCCCGGGCCAAGCACGCCGACCAAGGCCTGCGCCGCCGCGGGGGAACTGAACAGGGCCGCGGCCAGGGCTGTGCGGTTCTGCTCGGGCATGGCGCGCGCGCGGGTCATCATGGTCCCACCGACGGCGTCGCCACCGGCCGGCGGCATGAACTGCGACGGCATGTCGTCATCGTCCATCATGCCGCCGTCGTCCGCCCGGATGGATTCCAGCGTGCCGGAATGGCGCTGCGCCTGCTCGGCCGGGACAACGAACTCACCCACATCCAGCGGGACATGGCCATCGTCCGGGCCAGGCGGGTTGGGTCCGCTCAACCGCTCTGGCGTCACCCAGCCACCGAGATACATGCCGCTGCCGTCCCCGCCGCCCATATCTCCGCCGCCCATGTCGCCACCACCCATATCTCCGCCGCCCATGTCGCCACCAGCGCCACCACCGCCGCCACCGCTTTCTCCTTCGGCTGCGCCTTCAGCCGCCCCTTCGGGTGCCTCCCCTTCGGGTGCATCCTGTCCGTCGAATGACCCAATATCGACCGCGTCGGGCGCGCCCCAATCGACCCCTGCGAGATCTGGGGCAGCAACATCGGTGCCCCAATCGTTTGTTGTCGATGTGGCCGCGTCGTCGTCGGCCAGATCGAAAGTCGCAAATACGCTAAGCGGACCGGTGAATGGTCCTGCCGGCATGGCAGCGTCTTTCGCGCCGCTCACTTCGACCGGATCAATGCCGATGTTTGTCTGTCCGGTAACCGCGGACGAACCCATCAGGTCTGCCACGCTCGATACCCCGGCGGCAGCCATGGCGTTTTCGATGTCGCCAACACTGACGCCAGCGGCGGCGGCCAGATCGGACACGGACATATCGCTATAGCCGCCTCCAGGCGTTCCCCCACCTGCCGCTCCAGTGCCGGCGCTGGCATCCCCGGTTCCGGCGCCACCACTAGCACCGCCTCCGGTGCCGGCTCCTCCGCTGGCATCGCCGCCAGGCCCATCACCTGCGCCACCGCCACTGCCTCCGCCCGATCCGCCCCCACCGGAGCCACCTCCGGTACCGGCCCCAGCAGACCCTGCGGAGCCTCCGCCACCAGGACCCGATCCAGCGCCCTGCCCGCCGACGCTGTCTTCGCTGCCGGCACCACCGCCACTGCCGCCTCCAGACGGGCTTGCCGCCGCCGCGGCTTGCGCCTGTGCCTGCGCGGCTGCCTGTGCATCTGCCGCCGCCTGCGCTTGTGCAACAGCCTGCGCGCCGGCGGCTGCCTGCGTCTGCGCCTGGTTCAAGGACTGAGCCTGGGCTGCGGCTTGCGCCGTGGATGCCGGGTTAGTGCCGGTCAGGGCCGTCGTCGATGCGCGCGCGGCACGCTGGGCAGGCGTCAGATTTGCCAGCGGATCGGCGCGCAGCATGGCGGCGGCACGCTGGGCCGTCGGTGATGCAGCAGCAGCGGCCATCGCCGCACGCTGCGCCTCGACCTGGGCTGCTGCCTGGGCCGCTGCTGGATCAGGTGCCGGCGCTACCGGGACACCAGGCAGCCCGCCCGTCTGGCCTGGAGCCGGTGTGCCCGTGCCTGCGCCCGGCGTGCCTCCCGTCGTGTCCGGCGTCGTGCCCGTGCCACCGCCTTGCGAACCGGTCCCCGTCCCGCCCCCGGTGTTCCCCGCCCCCGGTGTCTCCCCCGCTCCCGTGCCAGTCCCGGTGCCCGCCCCAGCGTCGTCCCAGCCGCCCGTATCGACGCCCGACCCGACCTGGTCGGCGGGAATGTCGAACAGCCCGCCAAGTTTCGCTCCAAGGGTTCGACCGGTAAAGCCGCCGACCAGAGCGCCAACGGGACCGGCCACGGCACCGCCCAGGGCTCCGACGATTGCACCAACAAGCGTCCGTCCAACGCCCGCGCCAGTGCCGATGCCAAAGAAATCCAGAAGACCCTTGAAGGCTCCAGGCTCCTGCTCGATAGCAGTAGCAACGTCATCCCACGCTCCTCCCTGGTTGCCGGGGGATCCAGGAGCGCCCCCGGTTGATCCTGTTCCAGTTCCGGGGCCCGGCGTTCCAGGCACCCCAGGCAGGCCGGTGCCAGGCACGTTCTCGCTGCCTCCAGCCCCGCCGGTTCCGCCAGTCCCACCCGGTCCGGTGGTTCCCGTCCCGGGCACCCCTTCGCTGCTGATTGGATCGCCCGAACCAGAGCCGTCACCCGCGCCAGTATCGGTGCCGGTTCCGGCTCCAGTATCGGTCCCTGTCCCTGTTCCAGTGCCCGTCCCGGTCCCGGTGCCAGTACCGGTACCCGTCCCGGTGCCGCCACCAGGAGGCGCGGGCGCGGCCTGTCCCGGGCGATAGCCGAACGTCGGGTACAGGTAGCTGCCCCAATCCGCGCGCCAGGTCGGCACCTGATAGGCCGGCGTCGATGGATCTGCGTTGATCGCACCAAGCCCGGTTGCGGGGACGCCATTGCGGGGCGCGAACGGCGCGGGCGGCAAAGCCTCCAGCACGCGATAGGGATTGTCGGACATGCGTTATGGCCCTTCCAGGTCTGTGACCCGAGCCGTCAGGGCAAGCACCTGCGCCTCAAGGTTCGTGATGCGGGTTTCGTGATCGGTCAGCGTTCCGGTGACGTTCGCGCCCAGGACCAGGGTGTTGTAAAGGTCCTGCATCCACTTGTTGAGAACCTGCCGATCGCCGTCCTTATCGCCGGTCAGGCGAGGCGGCCGCGGCAGTGTGTTCCCGGTTTCAACTGGCATCGCGGCGTCTCCTCAAAGGCAGCGCCGTCGCCCTACCAGCTAAGGCGCTCGACCTGGATCTTCATCCCACTGAACTCGACCTCGACGTTGTCGGACACGGCGATCTCGAACTGCCATGTGTCGGCCGATCCGACCGAACCAAACCGGATCATCATATCCCGTTCGCCCGGCCGGCCCAGGTCTTCGAACATCCATTGATCGAAGCCCATGTTGTCCCGGTTCACGCGCATGCCGATCCGGGGCATCCGGGCGCTGTCATTGTCGTATGGACCGCCGCCGCGCTTGATCCGAACCTCGACGTCATCGATCCGGGACGCGCCAAACTTGTCGACATGGGCCGAGCGGATCAGGAACGGATAGGGCTTGCCGAGAAGCTGAAACGACTGGTCGGTCAGTTCCGCGATGCCACCTTGCACGCCCACGAACATCCGGCCCCACAGGCGCTGGATGGACCAGCCTGGCCAGCGCGCCGGCCGCTTGTCCACGTCATCCCAGCCATACAGGAACGACCACCGCTTGTTGCGATAGTCGAGCAGCATTGTCAGGCCCTTGGTGCCGTAGGCGTTCGACGCATTCGGCATCTGCAGCATGATCAGCTTCTGGCCGCGGATGCCGCACTCGGCCGCCCAGGCATCCGTCCAATCGTCAACGCGTTCGAACAGGAGAGCTACGTTGGCGGACTGGTCCTCCGTCACCTGGCCGACAAAGCGGGCGAACTCGAACCGGCTGTTGATGCCATAGGTTCCGGTCTCGTCGGCCAGCAGGGTGTATGGCGCATAGACGCCGGTGCCGGTGGTCCACCGCCGCGCGAAGGGCTGGTTGCCATTGGCGAAGGTCTCGTATTGCTCGACCGAGTCCTGTCCCGCCAGCAGGATTTCCCGGAACGGGGTGACCACCAGCGAATTAAGATCGTCCGGCTTCCCGTTGGCCGAGAACATCGAGAGCGGGTTCCAGACCGTGTATTCGCCAGGGTCGCAATAGTAGAACCTCCCGCTGAACGGCTCGATCGCCACCAGATACCCGTCGATGAAAGCAACGTGCGTGCTTTCCGGCGCGGTCGGCGCCAGGCGCTTGGTCCGCGTCCCGGAAAGCTGGAGCAGCGGGCCGCCGGCTGCCATGACAAGCTGATCGTCGGTCTGCGCGAAGATGGTTCGCTTGCCACCCGAAAGCGGCACGCCGGTCATGTCCGTCACGGTGCCGGACCGGTCGATGCGATAGACCCGCCCCTGGTCCGTCGCCGCGATCAGGTTGCCTCGGAACGCGGTCTGATAGGTCCGGTTGCCGCCGAGGCCGGTCACGAAACTCGTCAGGCCGGGGAACCGGCTCATGCCACCGGCGGCGTTTGCATAGGCGTTCTCGACCGCGGCCACCGCCTTGGACAAGATCGCTTCATCCGACGACACAAACATCTTCGTGTCCCACGGGAAGTCAGCCCACTGCGCCATGTCAGGATACCAGCCGTTCGACATGAACCGTCCAGTCGATCGTGACGCTCGCCTCGCCGGTCACCTTCAACTGCATCATCGAGCCCGATACATCGAAGGCGACGTCCCAGGCCGTTCCCGTGATGGTGTCCGCGCGCACCGGATCGGACCCGGTGGCATCGAGCGCCACGGCCGATGTGGAGATGGAACCGGAAACCCGGGCGCTTCCCGTGCTGGTATCGGTCAGCAGCTCGCCACTGGTGAATGTGCCGGTGATATCGCGAAGGGTCATGTTGCCGGATCCTGCCGCCTGAGTGATTGCCTGGATGCGCGCGGATGCCCCGGACGATGCTCCGGTGACCACGTTGCCCGCGGTATAGTTCCCGGTCTGCAAGTTGAAGTTCAGCACGGCGCCAGGGCGCGCGCAGCCGGCCACAACCCAGAAGATCCCGTAGGTGACCGCGTTGCGCGCGTTGCCGACGGCGCGGGCCGTGAACAGGCCGATCTCGCCTGAGCCGATCTCCTGCTGCCAGGCTACCGTCGCCGTCGCGTCGGTCGTGATTCCCGTCCACTCGCCGTGATCGAAGGTGGATTGCCGTGCCAGCTTCTTCGTGTCGCCGGTGCTGGTGGTGTCCGTGTCCTCGATGCAGTTCCGCAGGACGATCGGGACCTCGGGAACCTCAAGCACGAAATCCACGTTCACGATGCCAACGCCGTCGAACATCACGTTGCGGCAGGCACCATCAAAGGTCACCGTGCCGGCGTTGATCTGCCCGCCTCGGATGCTGATGCGCTGCGTCGTGTTCTGGTCCGAATAGTTGGCGTCATCGCCATCCATGATGGAAATGGCCGCGGTGTTGCCGGTCCAGTAGCAATTCTCGGTGGTGATCCCGCGCGCGCCGACCATCTTCAATCCGGGCCCGACATTCGAGACGAACCCGAACCCCTGGATGATGATCTCGCGCACGGGCAGATCCACGAATTTCAGTTGAAGCCCGGCCTCGGTGCAGAGCGAGGCGGAGCCGCCGACCATGGTGACGTTCGCGATTTCCGCGCCGTCGCCGTCCCCGGACGAGTCGCTATCGCCCAACAGCTCGCATCCGATCCGGCAGTCCGATACCGAGACGTTGTGCCAGACCGCCGACGATGTCCCCTGGAGCGAAATGCCGACGTCGAACCGCTTGACCAGGATGTCGTTCATCCAGGGCTCGGACACGTCATGGCCATGCACGCCGATCGACCCGGAGCGCGTGATCTGGCCGTCCAGCGTCATGGCTTCCAGGCCCGCGCCATCGCCGTCCAGGGTGATGACCGCCTCGGCGTCCCGGCAGACGAGCGTCGTGGCGCTTTGGCCATGCCCGCGCAGGCGGACGCCCTGTGCCAAGGTCAGCGCCTCGATCTCGATGGTGCCGGCGGGAAGCTGCACATACCCCCCGCCTTGCGCTGCCGCCGCGCCGATCGCCGCTACCAGGGTGGCGGTCGATATCGCCGTTCCAGCATCGCCGCCGATGGCCCCGAACATGGCGGCATAGATGGTCTGGTCAACCACGCTCTCGACGGTTCGGGGATAGTTCCCCCGGGTCCCCGCCACGAGAGCCAGTGAGGCATCCTCGCCGGCCAGTGTCAGCAGTGGCGGGCGGACGATCCCGCCATTGTCGGTTTCACGGATCAGCAGCCGGTATGGGACGTTCGTGTAGATCGGGACCGCCCACTTCCCATAGATGACGCCGGCGGCATCCGTGTAGCTCAGAAGGGTCTGCGGGTTGGCGACCGAAACCGCCAGGAATGGATCGCTGTAGAGCGGGGCTCGATCCGTTGTATCAGCGATCAGGACCTCAACCGACATGCCGCCATACCCGGGGCGCCAGGTGTCGAACTCCGCGATGCGGAAGCCGTATGTCGGCAGGCCGAGCGTAGGCTTGGCTCCGATCGCCCCCGGCGACGTGATCGGCAGGCCAAGGAGCGATAGCGATGTGGTCATGTCGGTGTCCTTGGCCTGGCTGCGATCAAACGATGACGCCGGTGATGCCCGTTCCAGGCGCCGCCGTCAGAGCCGCCACCGTCAGGTATTTGGTGGTCCCGTTATAGGCGGTGATGGTCGTGGCCTGGCCCTTGAGAGGACCGGACGTGATGATCAGCGTCCGACCAGCGAAGAAGTTGTTGTCGGTCTGCGTCAGGTTCGTCGGGATGGACGTGGTGGTTGCGCCGGTCTGGATCGTCAGCGTCTGGATGCCCAGCGCCGAGGATGCCAGGTTCGCCGCGGCGGTGGCGTCGCTGTTGACCTGGGTGACATTGGCGGCCAGGGCGGATCCGGTCGTCAGGGTGTTGAAGGCGGTGTCCTCCAGCACGTCCGCGCGCAGCACGATCGGGACCGCCCCGGACGGGTGGATATGGATCAGCAGGGGCCCGACGATGGACGTGTTCGATGACGTCAGCGTCAGGGCATAGACGCCGCCGCTGATGTGCGTCCAGGTGTTGGCATGGATGGCGGTCGCTGATGTCGCGCCGGCCGTGTAAAGCTCGGCCGTGCCGCTGGAAAGCGTCAGGGCGGTCTCGACGGTGACCATGTCGGTTGCGTCCACCAGGGGACCGATATGCACCACGACCCCGGTGCTTTTTTTCAGAATCATGTGTCAGTCCCCCGATGGGTGTTGTGTATCAGGCCTTGGACGGCCGAGCCGCGCCGTTGGCTTTCCCGCGGCGCTGGTTGATCGCATGCTGCACGGCGATCGCCGCCGCCGCCTTGGCCTGCTTGGCGGCAGCCGCTTCCGCATTTGCTTCGTCCGCCTCGCTTTGCAGGGCGGTCGGCGGATCGGTCTTCTGCTTTTTGGGATCGGGATTGGACGGCGGCGCATAGAAGGCCTGCGACCTCTCCAGCTTCTGGAGGATCTGGGCCGCCATGGCATAGGGCACGTTGGTATGAATAAAGCCGATCATCTCGTTATAGTCCCCGATCGGGACCGCAACGTGTGTCGGCTGCAACCTCTCGTCTTCCGGCTTCTTGCTCATCGCGTGTTCACCTTTCAAACATCCTCGACCGTTGATAGCCCCATATAGGTCAAATCACCGTTGTCCATTGGCGCCTTCCGCGGTCGTGTTCATGATCTCGGTCTTCCGCGCGGAGCCGGATGACGACCCCACCCAGTAGCTGACCACCTGAACCGACATGCTGCCGAGGGCGCCTAGCATCACGTTCAGGATCGTCTCTGCGCCGGCCGGCGCTGCCTTGGTGAAGGCGAGCACCAGGCCCAACGCGAAGATTGTCAGCACAACCGTTGAGATCCATGCCTGAGCAGTCATCTTACAGTTCGCACCGATACCGCAGGACGCCGCTAGACAGATCGGCGGAGAACCCGAACGCAACGGCAGTCGTGTCGATGCTCGTGACGCCAGCGGTGACGGTCGCTGAGTTGGTTGTTGCGTAGCACTTCGGAGTGCGTGGGAGCGTGCCCGTAAATGTCAGAGTGCAAGCCGTAATACCGCCTGTGCCGATGGTGATCGTGCCAGATTGGTTGCTAGAGCCTGTAGATGCAGAGGGCGACGTGCCGCAACTGCTAATCGTCGGCGCACGAGTGGACACAGCCGCTACATCAAACACATTCCCAGACTGCCATAGCAACATATCAGCGGTCGAATTATCCAGGACGTTCGACCCCGCTGTGCCTTTGGATACGTTACCGGACAGCGAAACAGTCCCCGCACCGCCTTGCAAGACAAAGCCATTCCCGCAGGAAGTCAGAAAATTTCCAGTGATGTTGCCCGAAAATGCGGCGTTCGCAGTGGTCAACACGCCAGAGACCGTCGCGGGCACGATGTCGTTGCAGTTCAACGTATTCCCACTAAAGGTCATCTCTGTCCCAGGGCCGCCAGCGCCGGTCTGCACGGCGTAGTATGTGCCGGCTGTGCTTGTCCGCCCCCAGCTATTCAGCGACATACCGGACATCGTGAGTTTGCGATATCCTGCGCCGGTATCGTAGACGATGCCACCAAGCGCATAGGATACGTTGCCACCGGACAAAGACAGGTCTACGCGGCCTGTTGACGGGGTATTGTAGACTGCGCCGGACGC